ACAACGAAATAAATCCAGCTATGAATTTCACTACCGAAAGGAGTGATGCGGTTATTATTGCACCGTTTTACAATTCTACGGCTGGTTTTTTATTTATGAAGAAATGTACACAATGCAAAGAATTAAAGCCACTGAATGAGTTTCATAAAAGCAAGGGGAGTAATGATGGACTTTCATATTATTGTAAATCATGTAAACAAAAGAAATTACAACTATACAGGAAAACAGAAGTGGGGATGATCGGCAGGATTTATTCTTCCCAAAAGGCACAATCAGTAAAAAGGAACCATCCACTACCATTATACACAATCGCACAATTACGTATATGGGCTTTAGGGCAAAGCATATTCAGTAAATTATTTAATGGGTGGGTATTATCTAATTATGACATAATGTTAAAGCCGTCCTTTGACCGTAAAGATGATTATAAACCCTATACACTTGATAATTTACAAATAATGACATGGGACGAAAACAACAAAAAGGCAGATAGTGATAGACGAAATGGGATAAATAATAAAGATAGCAAGGCTGTTATTCAGCTAACAAAAGAGGGGAAATTTATAAAAGAATATTATTCAATGAGCCAGGCGGGGAGGGAAACAGGAATAGGGGAGGGTAGTATATCCTCAGTGTGTAGGAATAAAACAAAAACAGGAGGAGGATTTATTTGGAAGTATGCTTAATAGTTAAATATTATAAAATTAAACAACATTATTATTGAAATGACCGAAAAACCCACCATAAAACAAAACATCAAATGGCTCAAAACCCTACCCGAAAGTCCTGAGCGAAATGAAACTATTTTAACGTTGGAAAACCTCATAAGGCGCTGGAATGACAACAAAGATAATGCTGTATTTGTCTTCATGAAGCCTAAAAACTGGCAGAAATACCGGGACAGGGTGCTGATGAACGGGGGTTAATGCTATTTAGACTGAAAATAAACTGCGGTTAAATGTTAATAAAGCTTGCAAAATGTAAATAAAGGTTGTATATTGCAGTCAAATTAAAACTTAAAATTATGAAAAAATCAAATTTAAAGTCAGGAATGCTTTTTGAATTTACCGATGGCAGACTTGCTGTCGTTATGTTAAATCATTTTTGTGGTGAAGGTATTATACTGTATGAAGACAAGCGTGGGTATGATTATTTACGTTATTGGGAGGAAGGCTTAATATCAGCGCCAGGGTATAATGTCGAAACCGTAAATGCAGTATTTGAACAAAAATATTATACTACGGAATCATTATTTGTTAAAGGTAATTTGCTTTGGGAACGCAAAGAAGAAAAAGTCATTCTAAATCTTGACGGTATTGACTATTCAGAAACAACATTAAGAAGCATTATCAAAAAAAGCATATCAATATGATATACCCAAATAACGTAAAACTAATCGACAACCGCACCATCCTTTTTTCAAAGTACAAGCGCAAAGGTCACCCTGATCTGCTTTTTGAAAAGGTCGAAGAAATCCAGTCACACTTCCCGAACATTTCAGACAAGGAAATAGACAAAATTCACCGAATCAGAACGCTTTACGCAATGCGTGATCGGAAATTATACGGATTTGTTGAATATTATAAATCAACTTTTGAGGATCCGCAATTTACTCACGTTATTGAAGGTGATGAATTTCACATAAGAGTATGGAAAAACAAAGAATATAAAAACGCCCTTCGCCGGGTTAATGGAACTTGGCGGAAGCATCATAACTAACCTTAATCAGCATCGGGTAAAAGCATGCTGAATACATAAATACATACAGATATGTTTATTTTAAGAGAACTGAACAAAAGAAGTGAGTACAATACTGCACTTGGCGAAGCCTATCACCTCATAAGGAGGGGAACGCACAATGAAGAGTTTAAAGAATCAATAAGAGTGTACAAAAAACAATTTGGTGAGATTGAAGATGGCGAATATAAAGCTATATATGCTTTTATTGTTGACCAAAAAGGCAAACAGATTCCATTATGGAATAAAGGTGCTGAGCATTACATTATGACCTCAGCGGGTAAAACATTTGCAAACGTATCTTATTAATACTTAAAAATGACTAACAACCCCGACTTAAACTCAATCCTGCGCGACATAACCCGCACTTCAGGCATAAGCCTTCGGGATATGAAAAAGCATTGCAGGAAGCAGGAGAACGTCGCAGCGAGGGCAATATTCTACCACCTTGCCACCGAGCAGGGATACATCCAGCAAGTAATCGCAGATAGAATCGGACATTGCCGGGTGACTGTGCTTCACGGGCTGAAGTTGATCGAGGGAAATACTCTGTATAAAATAGCATTGATAAAATTTAACGACCTAAAGGAAATAAATGAAAAATAATACATACACTGTAAAATGTTCAAGAAAAAAATGCGGTATTGTAACGGATGCAGCCTTTAAAGAATGTGAAAATTGGCATAATAAGGGATGTAAAGATTGTGTTTTATATAAAAATAGAAAATAAAGCAATGAAATTCAAAAAATTATGGAAATAGTTGAAATAAGCCAACGGATAACCGAAAAGATCGAACTGCTTGAAAAGGGGCGTAAATTAATCTTAGAACGTGCGCAGCGAAAAGCTAAGGCGGTAGCTAATTATGAAAAGGCACTTGCCATCACTATTGCAAAGCTAAAGGCAAATGCTATTGATGATATTTATGGCACAAAAATAGACAACCTTCCAGCTACACTGATCGAGAAGGTTGCGAGAGGTTTAGTATATTCAGAAAAATTAGAAATAGAAATTGCGGAATCAGAATATAAAGCTGCGATAGTGGGAATGAGTGCGATACAAGCCGAATTGAATGGATTGCAAAGCGTAAACAGATACTTAGACCATGAGGTGTAATGGAAGATTTAAAAATACGAAAAGAGGCATTTAAGAAATTTGTTGAAAACAACCCAGATGCCACAAGTGCTGATTATGAAACTTGCACTCATTGAGTGATGATGAAATAAGGAAGGGTGCAAAGAAAATAAGTAAGAATTTTGCTATACAAGAAGTTTGGATAAACGGTGCAAGTTGGTATAAAAACAAAATAAACAATGCTTGAAGCTAAAACCATGAAAAATCATACTGTCATATATTACAAGCATTTCGACTTCCCGCCTGATGAATCATTTAACGTGCCATGTGAAATTTGCGGAAACCCGGCAAAAGACGTTCATCATATCCGAAGGCGTGGCATGGGCGGGAGTATAAAACAGGATGATATCAAAAATCTGATGGCATTATGTAGGGAACATCATCTTGAATTTGGCGACAAAAAGCAGTACCTTGAATTTTTAAAGATGGTACATGCTGAATTTATGGAAGATCCCCGTCCTCACTTTGAAAAGTTTGGAGAACGAACGACAAAATATTACTTAAAAAACAAATTTGGACACTAATGAGAAAGATTTTTAAGGAAATAAAAAGGCAGGAAACAGTAACTGGATTGCGAATAATTCAGAGTATTGATTGCTTTATGCCGACTATTGTAGTTAATAGAGATGGTAAAACTGTATATCGAGGGGATGATATAACTTGTAGATTATATATTATGAAACAGGAAAAAATTAATCAAAACTAAATGAACACCGAACAAAAATACACAGTCAAGTGGTTTACCGTCCTTGCGATTGTATGGATAGGATTTTTATTACTTCTGCTTTCTTGCAAAAAAGACAGCGAAGGTTTTACTCTTTACACGATTAAATCCGGGAATATCCACCCAAACAGGATGCCTTATGTATTTATCAATGATCATTCTATCAATTATTTCTTTAAAGTAAACGATACTTACATAATGGATTTTACTGGAAATTGGAGTAAGCTGCCCGGAATTAGCGAAGGACACCACCATAAAAACTCATGCAGATTAGGTTATTTGTGCAAGGATGGCTTGAAAATATTTGGAATGTATGTTTATTGCGATTCTGATCCGATCAGATTCATAATTGATACCTTAAAAAATGGGACGTATTTATGCGATATAAGGCACTCAATGGGATTCTGGCATCTTACCCTTGACGGCAAAACCTATAGCTGTAGAGCGGGTAAAAAGGTGGATGTTGGGTATAGGCTGTATCCCTGTTTAAGAAACCCAATAGACCATGATTTTATTTGTCCGATTAAATGGAACTAAAAAATAACAATATGAAAACAAAGATAAATCAAATATTAAAAACTTTATCATTATTAACATCAATGATAAAAAGTGGTGAGCAGTTTACAGATGAAAGTTATGAGGCAGTAAAAGATGCACAGAATAATTGCGATGCTATCACCGACTCCCTCACACAGCCGTTGGGTGATGAGTGTAAGGTGTGTGGTAAAAATCTTAAAGAGGCAGGCGGTCTTTATCATTGTGATGATGGATGGTATTGTTCTGAACACATTTTTAATCCACCACAGACAGAACAGCCCCTCAAAGCCATAACGGAGGAAAAAATTAGAAAACTATTAATTCACTTCCTTGACAGCATACGACATTACGAACATGAATCCCATACTTTATTAGGGCATGATAAGCGTGAAAGCGGTGAGTTTGTAGATACTTATTTTGAAACTAATAATCATAGAATTAAACATTTATCCCGCACCCCACCCCAAACACATGAGAGGGTAATAAAAGATGAAATAAGCGAGTTTTTATATTGGTGTAAAGAACATTGCACAAGTGATTTATTTAGTGGTATTGGTTTAGCTTTTGAGAATTTCAAGAAATCTACCGAATTAACGAAAGGAGATAGTGATGAAAGATAAATTAGTAAAAAGCCTTAAACGACAATTACAATATCACCATGAAATGAGTGAAGATGAATTGGACGAGAAAATGGGTATTCCTATTTTTATAAAACCAAGTGAAATAGAGTTTATTTTAAACAAGCTATCTCACCCGGAGCAGAAAGGAAAGGACAAGGAATGAAAAACAAAATACTTGTATTAGCAAAATCAATAATTGGCTTAATAAGCGGAACTGCTAACGATTCATTAGCATTTACATTGAATGATATTGAAAAAGTCAAGGAAAATGCCTTACAGATTATTATAGAATTAGAATCCCACCCATCAGATAATACAAAACTAATTGAAGCAGCCAAACGCCTCTTACGCCTCCATGCCTGCGAACAGGAGGGAATAGCAAGCGGGCAGCCAACGAACTTACAGTGGCTTTTAGCTGTGAATGAATTAGAACAAGCATTAAGAGATTTAGAGAAAAAACTATAAAATTATTAAAATGGCACATTACTGTGATAAATGTGGAACACAAACTTTATTAATGTCTGGTTATGCTTATTTAGAAGCTGATGCGGAATCATATGAAAACGGAAAAGAGGAAAAGCCAAGAACAAATATTAGTACCATAGAGAAACATATAATTGTTCATTTTTGCGAGAATTGCGATGAAATAATAAGAACTTTTAACGAATAATATATAAATTTAATAACGAAAGGAGAAACAAAATGACATACCTAATCATAGCAGCCGTAATCGCTTTTATCAGTTACACATTTTTAATTATATGGATAGTGAGAAACTATCGTAATGCAAAAGAAAATGAAGATAATATCTGAAATATTAGATGTACTTTTGGATGTATTTACGATACCTGCCGGGATATTAATGGGCGGATATGCGGCATTTATTTTAACTAATTATATTTGGAATTTACTTTATCCCTAAAGGTGCTAACTGGTACAAAATTTCCCACTAAATAGTCGTTAAAAAACTTGCATTTCCCACAAAAAATTTGTATCTTGCAATAGTTTAGATAATTTTAGAAAAATGGGATATTTATGTGGATAGTAAAAAAACGAAAAAGCCCCAGTGGACAGAGATTTGCTTTTTAAAGGGCTGGTATTCAGCTTCTTCCAATAAAAAAAATTAAGTTTTGGTATTCAGGTAACGCAATACTGAAATCTATTTAGACGGGATATAAACTGCATTTGAGTTAATCATTCTAAATAAGGAATGTAACTCACTGTGGTTTAATTTGTTATATCGTTCTTTGAAATATAAGTAATTGATTTACAGGGTTTTGATTGGCGGGGTTTTGAATGTACATTTGCATAAACTTTAAAACCTAAGCCACATGGAAACAAAAACTATCAATGTTTACGAATTTGATGAGTTATCTGATCAAGCAAAGGAATACGCAATATCTAATTATAAAGACGGGAACGATGAGTATTTTTGGATGGATGAATGGAGTGCTTCACTAAAAGAATTTGCAAGGGAATTTGGAATAAAACATGATTACGCGGTTTCTCCATATAGTTATTCGTATTGTACAATGAAAGAAAATAACTTTACTCAGGAACAGGAAGAGCTAACAGAAATAAGACTGAGAACGTTTATTTTAAATAACTTTTATCATATATTGTATGAAAGAAAACCATACGGGAAATATGAAAAACGCGAAAATAGCAAATGGAAATATGATAGATATTCAAAAATACAATATATAGAAACTTGTTGCCCTTTTACTGGTTATTGCGGTGATGATGATATAATACACCCAATGAGGGAATTTATTAAAAACCCTTATAATATTACATTGAAAGAATTAATTGAAGACTGTTTAGAGGCGTGGAAGGCTGGGATTGTCGGAGATATGGAATACCAGGATTCAGACGAATTTGCAGAAGATGAAATATTAAGTAGGGGAATAACATTTTTAGAAACTGGTGAAATTGAAAGTTACTAATTAATAATTAAAACCTAAAACCATGAACGAAACACTATTAACATTCACGATCAACAATGCAGTTATTATAACTTTAATATTAACCTTTGCCACTGCCTTAATTTATGAGGGAGTGAGCAGAATAAAAACCAGAAGCCATGAAAAAAGTAATCGATGCAGATAATCAAAAAATATTAGAGTATTTTGATAAAAAGGATACTGATAATATTAGAAGGAAATATACAAATATGGGAAAGTGGGAAGATATTAGCTTAGATAGCGATGGAGATTTAATATTATGGGAGGAATAAAACCTCCGCTAAAAACTAATTATTATGAAAACAGAAACTTACGAAAAAAGAATGAAACAACACAATGTTGATTACAGGGTTGCACTTTCAAGGTATTGCAGACAAAACAACATTATATATCGTACAAGCAAACAAGAAAACTGTTTAAAGCGGGAGGTATGGAATGTTTAACTGGAAAAAGGAAATAACCCCGGAAATAATCGAAGAGGAAGAAAAGGAAATTACTATTCATTTAGACACTGAGCAATTCAAAGATTATGTGATAGAATATGAAACAGGAACACTCAAATCAGATGAAGTGCTGATCTTGTTCTGCTATATCATACAAAAAGGCAAGTGGGGACGCTTTTCATATCCCTGGTTAATCGAATTAATGGATCACAGGGTATTAACCCAAGACGGATATGTGAACCCTTACGAGCTAAAAATATACAGGGATACAAAAATTAAAACAAAAATTAAATTTTAGAGCCATGAGAACAATAATTATAATTACCGGAGGAATCTCAGGAAATTACATCCTGCGCAATAAAATCCGAACTATAAATTCAAAAGAAGAGAAAGCCAGGTTTAACGGATTTAAAATCATCTTCAACACAAAAAAGGAAGCTGTAAAAACACTATCAGATGCTTATCAATCATTAAGGGCAGAAGAGCCAGATTATGCGAAGTATGGTATATTATACACCAGAGGCTGTTCACTGTCTTACGATCAAAGTGAAGCTGTAATTGTAGAGGCATAAACCAAAATTAAATTTTAACTAAAACCTAAGAAACCATGAGTACAAGAGCAAACATCATCTTAACAGACAACACCGGAGACAAACTGTATTTTTACAGACACTCAGACGGCTACCCTGAAGGAACCCTGCCGACATTGAAAAAGTTTATCAAATGGATAAAGGAAGGCAAAATAAGAAACAACATTTCTCAGGCCGCGGGCTGGCTTATCATTATTGGAGCCGCTGAATATCGGGACAACCAGATTAAGTACGAGGAAAGGAGAAAGGTAGACTATGATAAACGGGATGCCCTTTGCGATAAGAAATTCGGAAGAGGTATGATGCCATGTGAGCCGCTGGAAAAATGGAAGGTCGGAGCCTATGAGCCTACCACATGCATACACGGAGATATTGAATGGCTCTATACTATTAATTTAGATACTTTAATTATCAAGCATGAGCGTTATTATAAAGGAGTTACTGAAATTAACCAATTTAATTAATAGGAGATATAAACCATGTACAAAATAGGAATTTATAAAAACGGTCAACAAATAGCCAAACAGGTGTTTGTGAGTTTTGACCTCGACATTATCAAAGATGAGTTCAAATCTATGTTTGATGCCACAATAAGTGATTGTTGGCAGGATGCACTTGATTTTGGATGGGAAAGTAATACACTTGATAATATTACATTTGAGCAGGCGTGGGAATATAAGCACTTTATTGAAGATACCAATAATGTAGCCATATTTGAGGTGTACGAAGATGAAAGACTGCATACTAATTACACCTATCAGGGATGTACTTCAAAGATAATGTAATTTAAAACTATAAACCTCTAAATATAGAATTATGAAAACAACGACACATGAAAAAGTTTGCGAAGAAAGCGGATTAAGATTTATTGAGATAGTGAATAATCCAAGAAAGCTAAAGCGGAATGAGTTTTACGCTTTAATGGTAACAGACACAAGCGAAAGCCCACATACAAAGGGATTGGATGTTATAACACACCAGCACCTTGTCGGCGTAGAGAGGCCGAATATTGATATGGGATGTTATATATCCAAGTCTTACGATAAAAGGAGGAGTTTGTATAGAGGCAATACGATAATAGTGGAGGTTAAAGATAAAAACAGTTTTACAATACTTTAATTTCTATAACACTTCACACATTTAAATAACTCAAGCTTGGTATTAACTTATCAGGCTTTTTTATTAGTTTAATAGTGATTTAGCGCTTTAGTATCACCAATTCCTTCCCAATGCACTTATTAAGCCTTCTAAGATACCCTACTTTCTTTCTATCCTACCATACCAAAAAGATATTTAAAGCTCTCCAGCAGGCTAAGAACAGCTACAAACTACATTGTACTCTATTTCCTTAGCTACACAGCTACAAATGTAATTACTACACTGAGGTAGTATATTAGTTAATTACTATATGGAGGTGGTATTTAAATTATAGATATAAACTTCCAAGATAAACCGGCTCACAGATACCATGATTCAACATCTGCCATGCTGTCATAATTCGTACGTATGTAATATACTCAATATATAAAGCGTTGATACTCAGCAAAACCGATGTCCTATAATTATCATTATGATTAATAGGGGTACACCCCCAGCAGAGAAGCGGTGAGAGTGGTTTGGGTATCCCCCCCACATTTTTCCACCCTGTTAATTTTTTTTGCTGCTTTCCGTGATTTTTTTTGCCTGATTTGGGAGCATTAGTGATACTAAAGCGCTTTAAGATGTGGAATTTCCACCGCGTTTTGTCCACGTATGCAGAAAATAGTTGCGTTTTTTCTTGCTTTGTAGATTTTATTGTTGTATGTTTGCAGAAACTTAAAATTTTAATATCATGGAACAAAAAATAATAGTATCAATAGTAACAACCATACCATTACTGATAATAATTGTTCTATCTGTAATGGCACTTCGATGTCTTAATAAATCCGAAAAGGCATTTAGGGAGATATTTCAAAAAGGTTTAAATAATAGAAAGGAATAATTAAAATGATAGTATCTGGTTTAAAATCAGATTTGGTTTCTTACCACATAAGAATTAAGACATGAATTTGTAATTATGAAAATATATGTATTAGCAGAAGTAACGTATGATCATTTTAGGTTTCAGAAAAACCTATGGGCGTCAACAGACCAGTTGGCGGTTGAGCGCTACGCACATTCTCTTATTTATGATATTCATAATAAACGTGTGGGGAAGAAAGCGCCAATGTGGAAATTAGAATACTATGACCGTTCTTTGATAGGCGGTAAAACCGATTTTAATCATAAGCACGGAGTTTCACATTTATGGATTGATGTTTTTGAAGGCGATAGAACAATTTAAAAACTTTAAGACATGCAAAGAATAGATTATCCAGAAGACTGCCTACGCATACAAATCGTATGATAGATTCCGAGAATATAAAAACAAACTAAAAACCTTACAGCTATGAAAACGAAAGTAGAAGAATATTTTGAAGAATTTACAGGTGGTAATTACACTGCGGAAACATGGAAGCCAAAAGTAATAATGGGTTTTGCAACTGATTACCATAGATGGATGTCCCTTCACTCCTATGAACTCATAAAAGATGAAATAACAGTATCAAAACTAAGTGGAGAAATTAAAAGGCTTATTTTTAAATTTAACGAATTACAGGATTGTGCTATAACAGAAGTTGTAGTAACATCTGAGATTATTAATAAATCCATAGCCGGAGGTGGTATTCCTGTTTACAGTGTAAAGATCGAGATAGATGAAAAATAGCATTTACATAGTCGATGGCGTCGGCTATCGCAACATTAGTGGCCTGATGAGGCGCTACGGCTGGGGCAAGGGTGTTTATTCCTACATAGAGCGAAATGCTGTTGATGGGTGCTTTGAGTATAAAGGTGTTATTGTAAAAAAAATAGAGGTAATATGATTGGAAATATAAAATACAAACTTAAAACCTTAAAGTAATGAAAAAGAAGAAAAATTATGTAATCCTAAACCTTGCCACAAGAAAGTTTATTTTTTGGAAAGACATGGAATACGAGGACTTTAAATGCAGGGTTAATTTTTATCATCTTGCAAGAAGGAGCGAGAGATTGATGTATATTGAAATGGATGAGTTACCAAAAGACTGTTGTGGTTATCGTTTCCATAGTGAATTAGAAACCACTAAATTTAAAACATTGAATAAAGAGTAGTATTTACTTTTATGATACTAACAATAACGTACAAGGGTTTCACTTTTAACGTTCACGGCCAGCAGACCGATAACGGTTTCAGTGTTGACAAATTGTTTTACAAGGGCGTTGATTTCACGGATATAATTTTGACAGTTATTGATAAAAAGGAAATAGAGTTATTGTGTCTTGAAAAGATAAATAAAAAGGGGGGATAAAATGGAATTTGTTAAAATATTAGAAAAACTGGGAATAGAAAAATATGCACAAAGGATATATAACAGTAATTCTCATGGTGAATTATTCCACATACAACAATATTATGTATTAGCAGACACGTTGCCACAAGGCCATCTCGATTGGTTCCCTGAATGGTTTGATGAGGTTGTGAAATATGCAGAAGAAAATTGGGAAAGACCTGAATCTGTTTTCCAACATATTGATAAAATATTACTTGATAATTTAAAAAGATAAATAATGAATAACACATTAAAACTGAAAGCCATAATAGGAATTTTGCTTATTTTGTCCCCATTTGTTGCTATATTTATTATTGCGACTATGTTACGTGGTGTTTTACTCGCCTTGCTGGTATTTGGGATAACAGCATTTGTTATTGGGATAATAACATTAGGTCTATACTTGATTATGAAATAACATTTAATTGTAAATGTCTAACGTACTTTTCAACCCCGCTTTTCAGCCTGTTTTCGATTCAATCCTTAGATACCTGGTGGTTTGGGGAGGCGCGGGGTCAGGAAAGAGCCACGCAGTCGCACAAAAGATAGTCGAAAGGTGTACCCGCAGCGAAAGACATAAATTCCTTGTCGTAAGAAAATTCAAAACCACTATCGAGGGCAGTGTGTTTACTTTGATAAAACAGGTCATCAATGACTTCGGAATTGGTAAGCACGTTTCTATAAATAACACTAAAATGACCTTCACGTTCTCCAACGGGAACGAGATCATCACAACAGGGTTGGATGACAGCGAAAAACTAAAATCAATACACGGCATAACAGGTATCTGGTGCGAAGAATTTACCGAACTTGAACATGAAGAATTTAACCAACTGGATTTACGCCTGAGAGGTCGGACGGATTCTTATAAGCAGATCATAGGCACATTTAACCCTATTTCTATTGACCATTGGATTCACGAAAGGTTCTTTGAAAAGCAAAGCGATAAAGTGTTTACGATGTGGTCGAATTACAAGATGAATCTGTTTCTGGACGACCAGTACATCGAGGTTCTTGAGCAGGAGGTGGCACACGATCCGAACATGAGAAGGATTTATGTCGAGGGCAAGTGGGGAAGAATACGTCTTGGAAGTGACTTCTATGCTTGCTTTGACATGGATAAAAACGTAAAGCCTATCAGTTATAACATAGACCTGCCGATACATATTTCATGGGATTTCAATATTTCACCGCACATGACGGCAAGCCTGTGGCACATCTACGAGGTAGATAGTGTTTATAATGTCGGGTGCTTTGATATCCTGGCTTTAGAGAACCCGCTTAATTCCACACAGGATGTTTGCGATGCCTTTCAGGAGAGATACCCCGAATATGAGGTTGGGATTTATGTTTACGGTGATGCTTCGGGCAGGGCAAGGTCAACAACATCAAAAGTACATAATTACGACATCATAGAACACGAATTAAAATCATATATGCGTAACTGGTCTATGCGTGTGCCAAAACGTAACCCCCTGTTTAATACGAGGCGTGATTTTATTAACCGCTGTCTTGGGGGAGGCTATAAAGACATAAATGTATTCTTTGACCCCTCATGCGACCTAATGATTACCGACATGATTAACGTTTTGGAGGACGCAACGGGTAAGAAACACAAAAAGATGGTAAAAAACAAAGCAGGGGTATTATATGAGAAATATGGTCACGCCTCAGATACGATGGATTACTTGCTTTGTAGTGCATTTGAGACAAAATTCAGGGGTTTTGGGAGAAAAACGTGATAAAAACTTGATTTTTGGTCAAAAAAGGAATATATTTGCAAAATGAAATTTGAAAAAGGACATATAAAGAAAGCAGGTCGTCCTTCCGGGGGTTTGAACAAAAAAACTATCGCCACAAAGACCTTTGTGCAAAAGATGTTACGAAAAGGTGAAAAGGATTTTGAGAAAGCGTGGAAGGAACTCAAAGATAAAGACTATGTTGAGGTATATATTAAATTATTAGAATTTGATTTACCTAAGATGGCACGAATAGAAAACGAGAACAAGATGCCGACAAGCATAACAGTAAATATGATTGCGGCAACACCCGAAAAAATTGAACAACAAAATACAATAGATATTACGCATGAGGAAATTAACAAATGATAAAGCTATTTCGCTTTTAATCGACATCATTGGTGGCGAAAAAAGACACCGTGATTATGACAGGGTAACAGAATACGCCAAAAATCTGACAAGGCTGATAACCGGAGAAGACATGGCTCCGTTGATGCGAAGGTTTGACCAAAGAGAAAGTGTGAAACAGTTTAAACAGCGTGAGGACATTACCATGCACATCACAAAGACGGTTTCTAAAAACCTTATGAAGCCGGCCTACAAGATACCACGAAGCAACGGCGTCCAGAGGGTGCTGATGTACGAAGACGACAACGAAAACAAAAAGCTGCACAAACTTGATGGGATTTTAGATAAGTTTTGGGGCGACAAGTCAATGGATCAATACCTGAATAAGAGATGGATTGAGCTTACCTACACAGACCCTAATTCTTTTATTGTTTATGAGTGGGGTGAGTTTGATAACACGAAAGAACGGGCAAAACCATACCCGTTTGAGGTTAGCGCACACGAGGCTATTTATTATCAGTTTGACAATAACATATTGCAATTCCTTGTTGTGTTAAATGAGTTTGAGAAAGGTGCGGGTGGGATTCCTGAGAGGGTACAGGAAGACAACGAGGGTAAAACTGTGCTGAAAAGATATACAATGTACTATCCGTCATACGCCATTGTCTTTGACCAGTTAAGTCAGGAAGACGCAGACGAACTTCAAGGTATTTCAGATGAATACATAAAAGGTGCTAAATATATTGAAATTAAAAATAAAATTTACCGCATTAACATCCTGAAATCAGAACTGGACTTTGTCCCTGCCGCAAGGGTTGGTTTTGAGTACGACATTGTAACAAGGGGGCGGACTTGTATTTCTCCTATTGATGAAGCCATACCGATATTAATGAAAACCATTAAGGCTAACTCCGAGTTAGACCTTACTATGTGCCTTACTGCGTTTCCGCAGAAAGTACAATATATTGGTGAGTGTAAGGCCGCAAACTGTAATAAGGGGCGGTTGCCTGACAACAGCCTGTGTGGTGAGTGTAGTGGTACTGGCTTACAGAAGACATCTACCTCTGCACAGGAAGTAATAGAGCTTTCAATGCCAAGAGATAAGGAAGACCTCGTGAGCCTGGATAATATTATTACTTACAAATATCCGCCTGTTGATTTAATCAAATTCCAGGACGAGTATATTAAGAGCTTGACGGCACAGTGTAAAGAAGCTATTTATAATTCTGAGATTTTTTCCCGCCAGCAGATCGCAGAAACAGCAACAGGTAAAAATATTGACCTTCAGAACGTATATGACGCCTTGTACCCGATGGCTATGGCATATTCTTATATGTGGGGGTTTTCGATAATGACCATCTCAAATATTACGGACATGGACAAAAAACTTGTCTACTCGTACATATTCAGCCGTGACTTTAAGATGAAAAGTTTAAATGACCTGTATAACGATTTAAAGATGGTGGCAGATTCCAAAGCAGACCCGTTTATCAAGCAAGGCATTCAAGATGACATCGCAAGGATTATTTATACTGACGACCCGATAGGTTACAGGCGGTACAAGACAAAAGAGGCATTTTATCCTTACAGTGGGAAAACACAGGAGCAGATTGCCATGATTTTATCCACCGTTCCTAATACTAATTTTAGCAGGGTGTTGTGGGAAATCTACGGGTGGATATTTAATGAAATTGAAATTGATTACACTAAAAAGAATGTTAGCTTTTACGAGCTTGCACGCTCAAAACAGTGGACGGTAATCGAAAAGCGTGTCAATGCCGTAATTAAAGAGCGTAAAGAAGAACCGATGCCTGAAATAAAAGAAATTGTTGACTAAAAACTAAAACTATGAAAATTTTATTTAAAAACAAAAAAGAAATTAATGTTTCTGTTGAAAATGCAGATGCTATATCTAAGCAGCTTATGGGCGGCGAAACGCCAGAATTTATACGTTTGTTTGATAAGGGTTCTGGTATTACAATGTTAATTATTGCGTGTGATGAAATTGTTGCAATATATTAAGAATGATTGATGAGTTTGTAAATAAGGTTGAAAAAGAAACAGAACAGCTTGAACGTGACTTGTATGACGAGATCATGGCTGTAATTGTTGGGTTGCTTTTCGTAGACGGAAAGGCTGTGTTTAATTCAAAGAACATTTCACTTGTGGGTAAAATCGACAATGCCTTTATCACCTTCAACAAAAATTCACAATTACCATTTCTAAAAAGAATAACTACACATTTGAGAGGGCTGGATAAATTCTATGTGGATTATTTCGATTCTTTGGGTTTAGATGCTAAAAGTTTTAAAGGGTTTGATGCGCTAATGACAAGGATGGAAAACTACCTGCAAAGCGTGTCTGTTTTAGAACCCGTAAAGCAACAGGTAAAGAATTATTTACTTGGTAGTATTTCTTCGCATAGGAGCATGGGAACGATACGTTTGGGTATGAGGGATATATTGGGCTTAAAAGACCGCAGTGGCGTCCTGAATAGATATTATCGTAACTTCCTATACGACAGCGTTATGCAGTTCGATGCAATTTTATCTTCTGCACACGCAGAACAAAATGGTCTTAAATATTTTATTTATGCTGGCGGGCTTATTTCAACAAGCCGTGAGTTTTGTATAAAGCGTAACGATCTTGTTTTTAATAAAGACAATATTGATGATTGGAAAAACGATTCAACGCTTCCCGGATACCCCAATGTCGATGACTATAACCCACTAATAGACAGAGGCAGGTGGGGTTGTAGGCATTATCCATTATTCATAACAGATGAACGAGCAAAGGAAGAGCTTAAAAAGAAATAATATGGAAACTAAGATTTGTACAAAGTGTGGTGAGCCGAAACCAATTAATCGGTTTAATAGACATCCAGAAACAAAAGATGGGAAATGTTCTTGGTGTAATGACTGTAAAAATATTGCTATTCAAGAATACCAAAAAACAAAAGATGGTTTAATATCTACTATATATTCAACGCAAAGAGCAACATCAAGAAAGCGTGGCGACCCAATGCCAACATATACGCTTGGTGAATTACGAGAATGGATGTTTTCTCAGCGTGTATTCCATGAGTTATATGATAATTGGAAAGAATCTGGATATAATACAAGATTAAGACCATCGTGCGACAGGCTTGATGATTATAAGCCCTATACACTTGATAATTTAAGGGTTGTTACGTGGAGAGAGAATAATCAACGATATATGTCAGATTCATTGAATGGAATTAATACAAAACAATGTATTTCAATTATTCAATTTATTGGTAATGTTGATATTGCAAAATATTATTCAATTAATAGTGCGGCAAGAAAAACAGAGATTCATCATTCTAATATTTCTGCGTGTTGCAATGGTAGAAGAAAATTTGCAGGAGGTTCACAATGGAGAAAAGTAAAGCAATAAATAAAGCAATAAAATACACGGCAGAAGTCGGGCAATACGCTCATGTGCTATTTTTGGATGGAACATTTGAGTGGTTTTGCCACGACTATTTTGGAAGCTATCACGGAAAAGGAAATATAATATTTAGTACATCATGGGAAAAATAACATTTGAACACAAATTTGAAATGTTGCAGGAAGTTTATCACATCACTCCTGAAAGCCGGAAGGGTATTATTATTAATATGAAATTTGGGACGCTAAGCGGTGTCGAATATTTCGTTTCAACGAGCTACGAAAACGGAGAATAGTGTTTTGAACATGAGCTTTCAGATGAAAAAACAATAGTATGACAGTAACAAAACAGCAGTTAGAACAGATTAAGGCAATGCGATCCTTATTAGGCAAGCGTAGTAATATGGTTGTCGAAGACGGGACGTTGGAATTAGCCAAAAAGGGTGCTGACGAGTTCACAGAAAGCACGGGGATAACGTCAATGGTAATCCGTAAAAAGAATAAATATTTTTGGGTTAGTGAATATTATTTTAAAACCTACAAATACACGGGTAAGATTTTTCACACAGCTAAAGCAAACTTAGATAAAGAAATAAATGAAGAAATTTGAGTATGAAATTTTTAAATTTGATGAGGGGAATAAGTATGGCAGTGACCACAGCGATTGGATTCGGTTTTTAAATAAACATGGAAAGGCCGGATGGGAATGTATTGAAACAGTTGATTCGCCACCATACGCAATATTTAAGAGGGAGCTTACATAATGCCTAAATTCTCAGTCATAATGCCCTCATTCTTGGGCGAGTACAAACGAGCAGCAAGCAACCGTGACGAAAAGATTGTCAGGGCTGTTAATTCTGTTTTAACCCAAAAAGATTTTGAGTTGATAATTGTAGCTGATGGCTGTGATAAAACCATAGAGATAATCAGGAACAACTTTTACGGGAATAAGAACATTAATCTCTTTAAGATTCAATACAAAAAGGTGCGAGGCTCAAAGCGTAACGCTGGCTCTTCAGGCAGGGCGAGAAACGCAGGGCTTCAGAAGGCAAAAGGCGAATATGCTATTTATTTGGACGTTGATGATTTGTACCTTGATGGTTATTTGGAATCATTACAAATAGAGATGACCGACTGTGATTGGTATTGGTTCGATGATATGAGTTGGAATAAAAAGACAGAGCAGTTTGACCGCCATGTTTGTTCGATACATACGCAGGGTCAATGTGGGACATCAAATATTTGTCATAAGGTAGATATGAATGCGTGGTGGAATGAGAAAACAACATATTTACATGATTGGAATTTTGTAAATACATTAAAGGTAATAAGTGATAATTATAAACGCTTGAACACGGCAGGATTTGGAGTTTGCCATGTTCCGGGATTATTAGACCACTAAGATGAAAAGAATAATAAGATTTTTTCGCAAAGCATTAGATTACGATAGGTTGCAATATGATTATAGTTGTGTTCTATGTTATGCCACGAATAGCAGAATGAGTTATACTGATTACGATGTTAATATCATTTATTCTGAAATAGATTCAGCACAAGCAGATTTTTATTACAATACTATAAAATCAGATATTGGTGATATGATTGATAAGGGGGCTACGATTGATGAAATAAAAAAATACGTAGATAATTTGTGTTAATATGGCACTTAAAGACATAGCATACGACATACGAAAGCTAACTCTTGGGCGAAATTTCACGTTCAAGGAGTTTATGCACTTTGTAGGTCAGGGAAAAAAAGATGCTGCTTCATTGTTGAATCTTTTGGTTATGGACTGCCACGTAGAACATATAGGCGGTGACAAATACAAGATTGCTCACGGTGATGCACGAAAGAATCTGATTGAATCCAGGATTGAATTATGCAAAGTCAAGATAGACGGCTGGCATGAACTTTATAAACATTTAAAGACGTTATGAAAAACAGGGAAAAGATAATTGTGCTAAAGCAGGAAATTGCTCAAAAGAAAGATGCAATAGACGAAGAATATATGGTGCAATTAGGTAAATTATTTCATGCGTTTACCACACAAGAGCTTTTGGATTTGGGGTGGAAGAAAGCATGGACAAATCCGGCATACGCAGGAGAACAGATGTTTGAAAAGGGTTCACGATCTGTGAGATTTAAAGAAGGGGTGTTGTTTCTGACTTATGGTGGATGCCCCACTCGTTCTATTTGTGATGTTGATGATTTGGAATATTACGAAAAAACAGGTAAATGAAAAGGTGTATTTATAAACATTTAAATGGATTATAATTATGAAGATATTTAAGAAAAGAAGCCGTATTAGGAATGAGGAATTATTGTCAAGGATAGAATACCTTGAAAAAGCGTGTTTAAATCATACTGGTGGACGTATGGAGGGGTGGACGGATGGCAGGTCTAAATTTAAGTTAATACCATACCTGAATCTTGAGAGCTGTATTCATTTAATGTTAGACGCATTAAAAATAGAGATTCGATTGGATTGCAAAAGTGGGAAATGGAATGTTATTAAAGAAAAGAAAAAGAAGAAAAGTTAAATGAAAAAGTGTCTTTATACAATACATTTTGGTGACCACGATAAGCCGCATGAGCCGTTCAAAAGTGAAGGGTGGGACTATTTGATGTTTACCAACAGAACTGACATTAAAAGTAATGTTTGGGATATTAGGGTGGTCACAACTCCGTTGCCGGATTATTTAGCGGCACGATACGTTTACATTAACTCGCATTTATTTGTTCCCAAAGAATACGATTATTCGCTTATGATTGGCGGGCAGATTCACGTTGACGGTGACTTGAATAAATTAGATATCGACTACGGAAAAGATTTCAATATGATGAAGCACCCTTGTAGGACTTGTATTTACGAGGAGGCAAAAATAATAGAAAAAGAGGGCATTGACAATTCGTTAAATTTTATCCCGCAGATGGCGAGGTATCGTGCAGAGGGTTTCCCTGAAAATTACGGACTAAATGCTTGTGGGATTATTGGCAGGCATAATAATGTAACTATGGAAGATTTTGAGCGTGAATGGTGGCATCAAGTGATGACCGGTAGCTACCGTGACCAACTCAGTTTTGATTACGTTAGGTGGAAGCTGGACAATATAAGGGTTGAGATTTCTTTGGGTCGAACAATAAAAGCACCCACGGAAAGTTTAACGGTTCATAATTTCGCAACGCCATATTGGGATTTATTACAAGGTGATATATTTTCGGTTTATAAACATGGAACAAACGACAAAGCATGAAAACAATACTCGTATATCCAGACAGGGCGTTTTATCATAAACTTGATGCCATATTAAATGTTCTTGGCATTAAGCAGACGAATGATATAAATGACGAGTATGATTATGTGATATATTTCGATTTTAAAAATAGTTATGGGAATGTGGTGGATTTTAAGTCAGATATACCAGTAATAAACAACACAATTTGTTCTACCGACAAAAAATCAATAGACGGGGCGTTTGAGATTGTTTTTAAATATTCTTCCATTGTCAAAAGTGGGCGGTGTGTGAAAAAGTCAATTCATCATGCCAATAAGGAATTATCTGGAATATTAGATAAGCCAGACAACGAGGAGGGTTTTATTTACCAAAGGGTTCTTGGTGGTACGCCAACAAAAGAATACAGGTGTACGATTATTGGTGGTGAGATTGTGATTTGCTGGGAACGCACAGTACCAAGATTACTACATTTCCCTAAAGGCATAGTTGGTTATTATGATGGTTGCGAGGTGGTAAGTCCGTTTACGTCATTAGAAAGCCAAGATATACTTACATTTTGTGGATTATTTGGGATTGACTTTGCTGATCTTGACATTATGCGTGATGACGATGGGAAATTATATATTATTGATGTAAACGAAACTGCTTCATATAATATATTATATGGCAGACCAAAAGAGGAATTATTATTAATTGCTGAAAAATTTAAGGAGATGCTAAAATGTATGTACAAAAATTAATTGCTAAATTAACAACAACTGTAACAGGTGCGAACCTTGATTATGATGGCAGTATTACGTTAGGACGAGATTTGATGGCATTAGTTGACTTTAAAGAGTACGATATGGTTCACGTTAATTGTATAGATACGGGAAATCATTGGGAAACGTATGTTATTTCGGGTGAGGGCGGAGAGGTTTGCCTGAACGGTGCTGCTGCCAATCATTTCAAAATTGGTGACCGGGTACATATATTATTGTATGGCATGACTGATAAAGAAAAAGTATATCCAAAAATAGTGGTATTGTGAAAATGTTTGTCCATATCCCACGAACTGGTGGGACATCACTGCGGTATGTTTTTCGTGAGTGGTATGGTGATAAAATGCTTACTGTTTATAATAATGCTTTAGCATATAATACTGACGGGTATGAAATAGCTTACGGTCATTATTATCTTGACAACATGGATTATATTTTATTTTTAAGAGAGCCATATCAGCAACAGTTGTCGTATTATAATTATACCAAACAATACAAGGATATGCCAGATGTTGATGAATATTTCAAGAGTGAGCCGTCTACTATGCTTAGGTTTTTGCCGCCGTTAGATGGTGTGGAATTTGTTGGTATATATGAAAGGTATGACGAAGACATTAAAAAACTTACTGACTATTTGGGTAAAGAATACATTGAGCCACAAAAGATAAATGTGTCCAAACATAAACATATCCCAAATCGAGAGGCGATAAAAATATTTAAGAAAAATAACGAGTATATATATGAACTATATAATAATTATTTATGAAAGCAAGTGAGCAATATGATAAATTCAAGAAAGAAGTTAATAGTGTATTGCCAACAATTACAGATAATGAATGTTGGGATATGTTTATAACCCTTGGCGGGGCATTGATGTTAAACACGAAAGAAATGTCAGATTCTATTAAGAATGTTTTGAATTATAAATTTAAAAAGCTATGAAAGCATTGGTAACGGGCGGTGCGGGATTTATAGGTTCACACCTATGCGAAGCACTTTTAGAAAGAGGTGATAAGGTTATCTGTTATGATAATCTTTCGACAGGGAAGACGATAAACATTTCACACCTGAGAAAAAATAAAAAGTTTAAATTTATTCATGGTGACGTGAGAGATCGCAAGGTATTAGATTTCTCCATGAAAGGCGTTGACGTTGTTTTTAACCAGATGGCAGCCAAAAAGACCGTCTGTGAGAGAAGTCCTGTTGAAGACTGTGAAATCAATGCAGGAGGCACATTGAACGTCTTACTGTCTATGGTTGACAATGGAGTAAATAAGATTGTACACGCTTCTACCGGGTCTGTATATGGAGAGGTTGGTGGGATGATAACGGAATTTACACCGCTTAATCCTGTCAGTTATTACGGGGTAAGCAAGATGGCAGGGGAAAAGTACGTGGCTGCCTTTGGCGACTTACATGGAATTGAGTACACAATATTGAGGTACTTCCATGTTTACGGTGAAAAACAAGACAGCTCTGATCATGGTGGCGTAATACCTATATTCTTACGCAAAGTTGTTAGTGGGGAGCCTATACTTATTCATGGTGACGGTGAGCAGGTACGCTCATTTACTTATGTCGGTGATGTTGTTCATGCCAACATTGTTGCTTGCGAAAAGATGGATAACAGGATTTACAACTGTGCTTCAGGGATAAAGGTAAGCATAAATGAGCTTGCAAAAATGGTTCACGAAAGAACTTACGACAGCGGACTTGTCTACGGTGATGAGATGTTTGGTGATGTCAGGAACTTTAACATAGACAACTCATTAATAAAAGAGGATTTCTTAATGGAATTTACTAACTTTGCGGATGGATTAGATAAAACAGTAGAATGGTATGCGGCGTTATGAAGTAATAAATAAGCTAATACAAAGATATGGCTACAAGCAGTATCTTGAAATCGGGACGCAAAATGATATGTGTTTGCAGAACGTAGTATGCGAGTTTAAGGTTGGCGTTGACCCTGAGCCGACAGAACATAAAGATGAAAACTCCAATGAGTTCTACGAAATGACATCGGATGAGTTCTTTGCTCAAAATACAGATATTTTTGACATTGTTTTTGTGGACGGCTTACACGAAAAAAATCAGGTTGTAAAAGATATTTCAAATGCCATGTGTTGCATATCACCCGATGGTGCTATCGTAGTTCACGACTGTAATCCGCAGGAAGAAAAAAACCAGGAATACCCGATGCCTCATGTCGGAGATTGGAACGGAACGGTATGGAGGGCGTGGTTGAAATTCCGCACAGTAAAAGGCTTGGAAATGTTTGTGGTGGACACCGATCAGGGCTGTGGCGTGATAATGGATGGCAAACAGACACCTCTTGATGATGACAATATTTCGTTTGAGGAGTTTGCTAAAAACAGGAAAGCATACTTAAACTTGATTTCAATAGACGAGTTCAATGAAGGTTTATCAGTGTAAGCATTGTACGGAAAACGGGCAGCCGTTAAGGTTTACGCATCAAGGATGTGGATGTAATTGTAAGTGTCCGAGATGTGGTGGTAAAAATATAAGCAGAGTAAAATGAAACTAAGTATTTTAATTTGTACAGTACCGTCAAGGGCAAAAACATTTCTACCAAAGTTGCTTGATAAATTGCTTCCACAGACGATAAAAGACGTAGAGGTGCTTTATTTGGGTGACAACAAACAACGAAGCGTGGGTCAAAAGCGTAATGATCTTCTAAATCTTGCGCAAGGTGAATATGTGGTATTTGTGGACGATGATGATAAGGTAACAGACGACTATGTTTCTTTGATTTTAAAAGGAATAGAAAGTGGAACAGATGTTATTAATTTTGGCGTGAATTGTTCGGTGAACGGCAGTAAGTATAAAAGGGTTTACTATGATGCGAGATATACGTGTGATTCAGACCATAAAGATCATTATGAACGGATTACGAATCATATCATGTGCGTGAAAAGAGAATTGGCTTTGAAGGTTGGATTCCCGAAGATAAACTTCAGCGAGGACGCAGACTATGCCAAAAGGCTAAAACCGTTAATAAAAAGTCAGGCTTTTATTAATAAAGTTTTGTACTTTTATGACTTTAATCACAAAACCAGCGAAACACAATGAAACATAAAAACATAAAAATTGATACTTGTCTTGGGGTTTTGGATATAATTATTATTAAAGATAATGGACATTATCCTAATTATGGTACGGATAATACCGGGGATTTAATACCCATAGGGATGATAGAATATGAAACATTTGTTGCTTGGGATAATAATGGGCATGGTATAATTGTTCAAGAAGAATGTTACTATGACATAGAGGGTAGTATTTGTCGTATTGCCGATCTAATTAAAAAATATAAAACAGATGGTCTTTGACGTTATAATTCTTGCTTATAGCAAGACAAAGAAGCATAAGCAGATAACAGTTGACTGTATAAAATCTCTAAAGAAGGCAAAGAATAATGTTAAAGTAAATATAATTGTTCTTGAAAGTTTTGATATAGATGTAAAATTCAAAAATACGACAACATTTTTCTACCAGCATGGTGACTTTAATTACAATGAATCCATGAACAAGGGGTTTTCGCTTTCAACGAGTGATTATGTGTTTTTCTGTAACAATGATCTCGAGTTTACGGACGGGTGGGCTGATGAATGTTACAAGGTTTTTAGGATGGGTTATAAATCACTTAGTCCCTACTGTCCTGTAAGTCACCCGCGACATTTCAAGGACGGGAACTTTATACAGGTTGGCTATCAGGTTGGGGTGAATATTCCCGGCTGGTGTATAGGGGTGGAAAGGAAAATGTTTAAGAAACTTGGTGGGTTTAACACCGCAGTTGATTTTTGGTATTCAGATAACATCTATGCCGAACAATTGAAAATCGGTGGAATTAAACACGCTTTAGTGTGTTCTGCTTTTGTAAAGCATTTGGATTTTGGAAGCAAAACATTAAACTCTTTAACCAACAAAGAACGAGCAAGGCTGACATCAAAGCAGAGAAAGAAATATATTAATGAAGTAAAAAGAATGTGGGATGCCAAAGAAAAAAAAGTATTACATTGATGTTCCAAAGCTGATAATGTATGAAGCATTAGACCTTTTGATGTTTTCATTTGTAATCGGCATGAAACGTGGGATGCCTACGGTAACACTGAAAAGGTGCGTAGAGTTGTTTATGGAAGATTACAATTTATGTGAGGATAATTACCCTATGGATCATGCAATACTGAAGTGGTATATTATGCACAAAGAATTTAAAGTTTTCCGAAAACTTGACAAATAACAATTTATTTACTATATTTGCGAACTTAAATACTTAAATTATGATTAAAGCAATGAAAGGCAACCTTGAGGGGAATTTCTCTCAACGGGCTTGGGATTTAGGAAATCCAGAAAAACATGGATGGGTAAAAGTTGGAGTAAAATCAGAAGCAGCAACAGTGGAATCCCAAAAAATAGATATTGTTGATGTTGCAACAGACGAAGACCTGTACCCGACAGATGATGAGATGAGAGCAGAGTTGACAGCAAAGGGTATAAAATTTCATCCAAAAACAGGACGGACAAAACTTAAAATAAAATACGATGAAAGTAAAAAGTAAGAACACTGGTGACCTACATGACATAACCCGTAAGCAATGGGATACTATGCGTAAACGTGGTGACAACAGGCACTATACTATCATTGACGACACTGACGAGATTACTCAGACAAAGATAGAGATTGAGGAAATTTCTGTTGTGGAGTTTGAAAAGCCGGAAGAACCTGTTGATGATCTGGTCTTTTACCGTCAGGCATTACGTGATGCTAACATAGATTTCCGTTGGAATACAGGTTTGAAAAAACTTAAACAAAAATATGAAGAAATATGAACGAACAGCAATTAATCTTAAATGTATTTGCAAAATACTTTAACAAAACAGACACAGAATTAACAGAATTGCTTTACGACAAAGGCGAGGACGATGTGCTTGCGTTGAAAGATGATGCCTCTACCGTCCTGATAGATATGGATGCAGAAAAAGTCAAGCGGATACGGGCAGAATCCAAAGGTGATCCGACAAAGAAATTTGACGAAGGGTACAATAAGGCAAAGAAAGAAGTCCTTGAAAAGTTTGAGAAAGATGTCAGGGATAAGTTTGGTATGGATTCTGATAAGAGGGGATTAGACCTTATCGCTGAATTTGGCGAATCAATGAACAGCGGGAACAAGATTACACTTGAAAAGATCAAAACAAACCCTGAGTTTTTGAAGTTAGAAAAGGAAATGAACGACAATTTTAAGGTGCAGATTGAGGAATTAAAGGGTGAGTTTGATACCTTTAAGAATGGTGTCGAGAAGGGCAAGAGTGTTTCACTTGTAAAAGATAGGGCTGAACTGGCATTTTTAAAACTTAATCCGGTGCTATCTGAAGACACGGCAAGGTCTAAAAAGCAAACAGAAATGTTCTTGTCAAGGTTCGAGGGTTTTGATTACGAATTTGTAGACGGAAACATTGTAATAAAAGATGGTGATTCACGACTTGAGGATGGACACGGCAACCCGATAGTTTTTGATGCCTTTGTAAAGAGCGAGGCTGAGAGCTTGTTTGATTTTAAGGTTCAAGATCCAAAGAAAGCACCCGGGAATACACAGGGCGGAGTAGGACCTGACCCAACAAAAAATATTTTATCGAAAAAGGACTACAATAAAATGGTAAATGAAGCTGGTGGCGACAGTGAAAAACTTGTCGAGATAGGCTCAAAATATACCTACGCGGAAGATTGATCCGATGGAGATGGCTGCACTCTAAAGCAGATGGAATCTATTAATTTCAAATTTTTATTTTAATGAGTACAACTGCTGGTTATTTCGATGAAACCATCCTTAATGACATTAGAGTACGTGCAGCCCAGATCAAATTTGACGATAGAGTTAAACAACAGTATGTAGCTAATTACGATGTAATCAAGGCTGTTCAGGCGGTTCAGACCGCCACTGTTTATAACTCAAAGGCTAAAAGTAAAGTAGTCGATGTTGAGGTTATCTGGCAAAACGTCTGCGGTCAGACCGTAGAAGACAATGTTACCTGTGTCATTGGTGGTTCTAAAAGCTCTACGAATCTGAAAGAATATGCCCTTACTTATGAAAAGGTCGTAAACTTCTCAGAGGACGAAGCTGACTTTGATGATAACGAGTTCGACATCAAGAGTGCTATTGCAAAACAATTCTTGACTGCCGACAAGAATATCACAGAGAATTTTGCACAATATTGTGTATCTCAAATTGAAGCCTTCCGGGGCTGGAATGTCGTTACCGCTGGTAAGGGCACAGTTGTAGGTGCTGACACCTATATTCCACCCTCCTACTGGAACGCTTCACTTGCTGCCTACTTTTCAAGGGTGGCTATACTAAATCAGTTCACTACACCAAAGATGCTTAGTGGCAACAACCTATACGAACAAATGTGGGTTGCCAAAGCTAATGCCGCCAACGCAGACGGCAAAGGAGATGCGATCATGTACGGTGGAATGGATATGTATTTTGATCTGTTCAACATTGACAGTGTTAATGATCCGACCCTGAAAACATATATGCTTTCAATGGGTTCATTGGCGATGGCTTCAAGGGCATTGAATCCGATCAATCCTGACAGGACTGACGTTTTCACACGTTGGCAGATGAAGTCAGATTACTTGCCATTTAGTTATGATGTTTATTACACGACTGAATGTACGACTGACGACAGAATCCAACATAACTTCAAGATTAAGCTAAATGCTGACCTGTTCAGGAATCCAACTGGTTGTGATGACAACAATACGGGACTATTAAGTTTCGTTTGCGGGGCTACACCATAGTAAGTATTTACGGTGCAGCATCGTAAGTGCTGTTTTGTTTCATGTAAGCCCTGCGAAAGTGGGGCTTTTTATTTATGGTTATACTTATTTTAGAATTAGTGATATATATTTGCTGAAAAATACATATTATGAGTGATTCGGTTTCGTGTTTTGCGGATATTATAGGATTAACCAGAACGCCTTGTAGCGACTATACGGGCTTGTCCGCAGATTATACCACCTCAGATAGCGGGCTTTTCCTTGACGAGATAATTCCTTTATCTAAGTTTGAGGCAATCTTAAACTGTAAGGTTGGGGAAAACGTATTTACGTTTATGGAGAAAGCCCGCGACAACGCTATTATTGACTTTCGTATTGATGCCACCACAATTCTTACCGAATACAATAAACTAAAACGCAGACCATTTAAGGGCAGGATTGGGAAGGTCAAGCGTGACAGTGCCTTGTCTTTGACGGCAGGAAAATACTACGGCTTGGTTTTGAAGTGTGACGATATTGTGGGGGGTGAGATATTGGTGAGCGACATAGCCACAATGTTTGATACGACAGGCACTATTGACGTATTGGTTTACGACAATCTGAATACTTTACACGGAACATATACTGTTAATACCGTTGCCGGTGCGGTTAAAGGGAATACGATTGACGCTCTTACCTTACCCATGCACTCTGACTATGTTGAGAATTTAGAGTATTATTTTATTTTTCTTTACGCAGCGAATACGCCTTATGACAACAAACTTTATGATGCCTGTGGTTCGTTATGTCCGCCAGCAGCGACCCAAAGCAATAAGCAATTTGGCTTTACCGATTATTTAAAGGCTTCCGGTGTTACCCTAACGGATGTGGCAGATTTCAGCGACCTGAATCCGGCTTCTGACAGTAGGTGTTTTGGTTTATCGTTGGGATTAAAGATGCGGTGCAAGGTAGAGGAAATATGGTGTTATGATGAAATGGACTATATCGGTGACACCTTAGATATGGCTATGGCGAAAGCTGTCAGATTAAAGGCTGCTTCTAATCTTGTGCGTGATATTGCCCTGAGTGAAAACCTGAATTTTGAAACAATGATTGACGGAGAAACTCTTGGCGACATGGACGAAAGGTGGATGGGTGAATATAATGAAATGATAGAATTTATTGTTAAAAATATAGACGTTCAGAAGACCGACTGCTTTGAATGTGGTCGTGAAATACTTATGGGGTCTAATACAATGTGGAGTTAAATGTTATATAAAATAGCGAGAAAATTAACGACAACATATTTAGACGGATTATCTTTTGCTGACAGGACAGGTGGCTTGGTGCGTGTGATGAGTGATGCGAGGGGGAAGAAGGACACACTAAGGACGTATCCTTGTGAGGTCAACCAGGATAAAGTCTTAGGCGATAATCAGTATATGCGTAAGCTAATACCCGATTCAGACAAGAAGTCTATTATGTATTGGGAACTTGGGTCTGCGCCTGTTGTGGTAGAAGATCACAACGCCTATGATATTTACGAGGCTGGGTTAAAGTTGGTCTGTTGGTTTAATTACCAAAAGGTAGACCCCGATATGTATGACCCTGCGTTTTTGATTGCAGAAATTAAACAGGCAATACCGTTCAAAATTGGTAGCTTTGAGTGTCTTACGGTGGTGACTTGTAATTGTACTGGCGAGGATGGCAACAAGGGTGAGATATTTTCACCTTATACGTATCACGAACCCGAAAGTCAGTTTTATAAATACCCGTATGATTATTTTGTTTTGAACTTTGATATTAGTTACAGGGTTGCAAGAAACTGTTATGAAGAAGGGTTGAGTACACTGCCTGTTGATCCGATTTTAATTAGTTTTAGCCAGGATGATGCAAAGGTGTTTAACATAGCTGGCGTTAGTGGGCGTGAGTACCAAACAAAAATTTATGCTGATGACCTTACTGTTATAACAGCGAAAGCACTTCACGAATATTCGGGCGAAGACCAACAGATTTCTTTTACACCAGAAGTCGGGCAAGACTCTTATTTCAGGCTTGATTATGGCAGAGAATATTTGAGAAAAATTGAAGCAGTGTCACAAAATGTTATCAATATTACTATTCCTTCGGATACGAACATTCGTTTGGAGTACATAGATTTGAGCGACAACGATATTATAATCGAGGCTTATTTTATTGCTTTAGTTTTACATCTTTATAATACAGGCGTCAACAATGGTACTTTGGATATTAGTGGTGGTGCTAACGTAGCGATAACAGACGGTGTTACGTTGGCTTACATAACCGAAATGACAACAAACAGAAATTGGACGATAACACATAATTAATGTACACACAACACGGACAAACACAGAGGAGTAACTTGCTAAAGATTTCTAATTTTGGCGAGGTATTAATGCCGTTATTAAGACCGATTATGGATAAGATACCGGCAACGGTCGTCAGTCGCACATTGTCGTCAGGGTCGGGTGTTAAGAAGAAATATTCCACGCCTTATAGTAGGAGTTGGGCGAGGAAAAGACAGGCAGCTGGAAGACAGTTAGGATTAAAAGATTTTTTCTTTAGTGGTGAGATGTGGAAATCTTACAAGGTGACAGACGAAGAAACAACAGGGACAAAGATTACCTATACGCTTTCTTCTGATGGTGGGATGGCAAGTAACGGAAGTCATCTTGTGGATGTACATAGCGACAAGGAAAGTCAAAATATTTTAGATATTACTGACGATGAATGGAAAAAGGTCGAGGATGAAATGTTTGCAATGGTTGAAAAGGCATTTAGCAGGTACTTATGATTTGGGACAGTATTTTATTGGCGATAGCAGCATGGGTATTTGTGATGATACTAACGAAGGAAGGAATGATATTTGGATGGTGGGGTAAGCTGATTCTTCGCTTTCCAGAATGGTTGAGTGAGCCTTTGGGCGGGTGTGAATATTGCATAGCGGGGCAGATGGCTTTATGGTGGTACTTATGGAAATATGGGTTTAACATTGAGATAATATTATTTATAAGTTTAACAATTTTTATAGTTGAAATAATTAATGTATGGAAACAAAACAATTAGAAACAAAAAGAATTGACTTCGAGAAAAAGGAGTTTGTGGCTAACGGTGTCACATATTCTTTCAAGGCAGAAACGATGTCTATTGAGCGGTTCATTGAGTTTGAACGATTGCAGGCACACGTAGGGTTTGGCAAGGATTTTAAGAACATCTACGACAAGCTAAAGACGGCCTATGGCAATATGAATAAAAGCAAGGTGGCTGATGCTGCTGTGATTATTCATAACCTGCTCAATGGAATAGCTGAACATTTGGATAAGCGAGATCATCCAATATTGCAGTTGTGTGCGTTGTTTGTTAATTCTAAGGACGAGGATAAGACTGTTTTTGACGAGGGCGTAACACAAGAAAAAATTGACAATTGGAAAAAGGAGGGTTATGCCATAGAGGATTTTTTTCAGTTGGCTTTCAATTTCGTAGAAGGCTTTATTCCCGCTTACAACGAGACTATCCAAGATATTTCTCAAAAGGCGGAGGAAATGGTGAACAATACTACAAAAAAGTCGTCATAGACATTGACAACTTATGGAATGGGCTATTGTTGAGGGTGGCAAAGAGCAGCCCGATAACATACACGGAATTGAAAGCATTACGGGTAGATGATTTTTTTAAACTTTTAATAACAAATGCTGCGCAACAAAAAGAAGATAAAGCAAAATGAGTGAAAGGACTTTAAAGATAAATCTTGAGATAGCGCAGATGCAGACTGCGATTAAAGACCTTGTTGCGTCTGTGGACAGGCTTAATAAGTCTATTGACCAAATGGGTCAGAGGACTACAAAGAACATGACACAGGCTGCTACGGGTACAAGGCGTGTAAAGAAAGCAACCGTAGAATATAACGCAGAGTTAAGGAAAACCGAATCACAGATTGAAAGACTTAGAAATAAGAAAAATCGAATGACGAATGAGGAGCGTGGTCAACTTTCATCGTTAATTGAAAAGAGAAAGAGATTGCGTTATGAAGCAGAAAAATCATATAAGGCTACCGTAAGTGGTGCAAACAAGGCAAAGGTAGCACAAGCTGGATTAAACAAACAGGTTTCATTAGGCCGTCAGCTTTTCTTGAGGTTAAGGTCTGTTATGCTTACTGTTTTTGGTGCGTATGCTATTATTCAGGGTGTGCGAAATACAGTTAATGCAATAAAAGACTTTGAACTTGGAATGGCGAGGGTTGCGGCTATTACTGGTGCCACTAAGGATGAATTAAAAAAGTTAGCAAACGCAGCAAGGGCGTTATCATTTGAAAGCATATTTAACCCAACGGAAATAACTGCTGTTGAGGTTCAGCTTGGTAAATTCGGGTTTACGGTAAACGAGATAAGTAATGCGTTGAGTGGTATTGTGAAATTAGCTACCGCTACTGGCGAAGAACTTGGTTCTGCTGCACTGCTTATATCGTCATCATTAAGGGCATTAGGTCTTGATGCGTCTGAAACAACGAGGCTTGTAGATGTTTTAGGGAAGTCATTTACAACGTCTGCACTTGATGTTAGCAAGTTCAGGGAAAGTGCCAAATATATATTACCACTTGCCAGACAAATGAATTGGACGTTAGAAGAGGTTACTGCAACTTTGGCGAAGTTGGCTGATGCTGGTATTCACGGCTCTCTTGCTGGTACTGGCATGAGGCAAGTGTATATACAATTAATAGATGCTTCATCTGATTTATCTAATATGCTTGGTAAGGGCATAAGAACATTTGATGAGTTTTATGACGCATTAGAGGATGTGAAAGAAGAGGGTATAGCATTTGACACAGTTTTACAAACAATACCAAGAAGAGCACAGACATTATTTACTGTTCTTTGGAATGGCATAGACGCTATTCGTGAGTATAAAAAAGCTCAAGATGACGCAAATGGTGCTATTGATGAAATGGCTAATATACAATTGGAAACTTTGGCATATCAGATTGACAGAACTAATGCTTCGTGGAAAGCACTTGTTGTTTCTGTACAAGAGGGTGGTGGATATATGCAAGATACATTTGAAGGTTTAGCAGATACATTAAAAGGGATAGCTATGGCAATAAATCCGGCGGCTATTGGTATGATAGCCGCCGCAGATGCGGTTGAAAAATTTAAGTCAAAACTTCGGGTTACTGGTGATGAGTTCAATGTTGATAGGATAACATATAGAATTGATCTTATGGGTGAGGCAATAGCTGATGCCGAAAAAGAACTCAAAGATTTGAATGACCAATATGATTTTTTAAAATTACAATATACAAAATTCACACCCATTGGCGCGGTAGTATGGTTGAAAATGTCTGCGGAGATAGGAGAAGCTGCCACAAAAGTTGAAAAGCTGAAAGAAGAGCAACGGCTACTTATGGAGTATAAAGGGGATGCGGATGTATTTAATTTTCTTGAGAGCTACAAAGAGAAGGTAACAGAGGTTTATGATGCGTTAGAAAAGCAAGATCAGCAAAAAGCGTTTGATGCGTTTAAGACAGAATATAAACGTGGACTGGATGAGATAAGTGATTTGGCTACCACTGCTTATGCTACTGGTAATGAAGTGCAGTTGGATTTTCTTGTTGAATCATACGAGGCATACAAGAAATGGGGTGAGAAAGAATTAGCACTTAGGTCTGGACAGTTGGCGATATATGTGGATTTATTGCGAGAGGCTCACGAACAATCTATTAAAAACAGAAGGAAATTATACACATTACAAAAACAGCTTGAGCTTGAAGAAAATGAGAATCGTATTCAGTCAGAACTTGAAAGAGAACTTGAGATTTTAAGGATAAATACAAAATACGCAAGGTTGAATTATGAGTTAGACCTTGAAAGTGGTGAATTAACAACAAAGCAGGCGAAAATCATAAATTCATTATTGCTTGAATTAGAAGAAACATATCAAAGGGAACGCCAAGAGGTAATTAAAAAGTTTGATGACGAATATTTAAAAGGATTAAGGAATAAATTTGACAAATTAGTACAGCTTGAAAAATTAAGACACGATACAGAAATACAATTATTAAAAAATGCTGGTGCTACAAAGGAAGAAATAAGGAGAAAGCAGATTGAGTTTGACATAAAGCAGCAAGAAAAACTCATAACATTTCTTGAGCGTTCCGGTGCTGCTGCGATAGAATTACAAATTGCAAGGGAGGAATTGGCGAAACTAAATGCGATGCTCGCAGACCCGTCAACCGCCGATGATGTGGAAAGAAATATAAACAAGGAAATTAGCGCTTACAAACGCCTTGCCTCCGAAGTTATTCGTTCACTCGAAACCATTGTTGATGCACAGGTGGACACAACAGAAAGAATTGTTAGTGATTTAAATACTCGTATAGCGGAAGTTCAAAGGGAATTAGAGATAGAGAACGACCTTTATATGGAGGGTTATGCTAACAATGTAACACTAAAGAAAAAGGAATATGAGGAATTGCAACAAATGCGTCTTGCTGCATTAAAAGACCGTGAGGCTGCACTGAAGAAACAACGTGCGTTAGAGGTTGCTTCACAGGCTATAAACCTTATGTCTGCGGTTGCGAGTTTAATAAAAATATATGCGCCTATTCCGTGGGCTGGATTTGCTTTGGCTGCTACCGCTGTTGCTGCATTTCTTGGCTTGTTTTCGGCATCAAAAAATACCGCAAGTAGCATGACTGCTTATGGGGCTGGAGGTGAAATTGATGGAAAGTCACATTCTCAAGGCGGTACTGTAATTGAAGCAGAGCGTGGCGAGTATGTAATTCAAAAAAGTATGTACGCCAAACATCCTGAACTTGTAAGGGCAATAAATGAAGATAATCTTCCTGTAATAAATCAAAACGTATTAAATTCAGCGTCATTTGAGAAGGGTGGGAGTTCAGTTATTGATATGGCGATTGTGGATAAAATTTACGATTTACTTGAGTCTGATTCAAACAAACAAACTGTTTCTGTTCATAACGGTAAACGAATAGTGACAACGGGGATTAAAACAAGAATAACGAATGTATAAATTCGAGATACATAGGAATCCGAACACGCCACGAACGGATTCATATACTGATACCGTTAGGTATGATTCTGATGATTATGTTTTTGAAAGAATGATTACCCCTGTATGGAATAATCTTTCTTTTAAATGGGGAAAGGATGACGGCAGGGCTTTCTTTAGAAAAAAACTTGATGGTGATTTTTCTCTTATTGCAGATGATTATGATTGGGTTAATGAAATAAGACTTGGTTCTGATAGTGGGAAGTACAGAATACTAATAATAAAAGAGAAACAAAATGGTGTTTGGATAGAAGTATGGCGTGGGTTTTTTAGTATTATTGTCGGTAAATGGAATCTTGATAATTGTTCTGTAAAGTTTTCTGATTTGATTGTGTGGGATGAATATACCATCTTGCTTGAGAATATGGAGAAGGAGAAGAATCTACTTGATGTTCAGGCTGCATTTTTCTCTTTACACTATTATGAAAACGAATATAAATACGATACGTACACAACAAGTGGCACTGAAACTATTGAAACTGACGGGTGCCATGGTGAAAATAATGGATTTAAAAGCCCTACAATCGCAGAGGCTTTCATAGATGATAATTACGTATTGGTTGAGAAGGGTGTTGTTTTTTATGGTGTGAGTGGTGGGTTTGACCCGGAAGACCCAAGTCAATGGGATGATAGTTATATTTTCAATTATACGTATGAATATAGAAGGGATTATGTTATTCAGGTAAATAATCCCGGCGGGTGGACGGACTTGGGTGTTTATCCCCCTGATAGCGGTAATCCAGAACATAAATACGTAAGAAATTATAGGGGAATTACTGATGTTTCGTATTCTGCTACGGCGTATAACCCGTTTTCGTATTATTGGATGGATAGTCTTGGTGCAATATTTACTTGTGATTCATATAGAAACAGGGATTATTTTCTCATAACAAGCGCAGAGGATTTAACCAGTAGCACGAACAGGGCAAGACAATTTAGGGATGTTGTTTGGTTTATGTTAGATGAGTATGGTATATCACCAGATTTTAGCTTTAAAAGTTCATTCTTTAACAATTTAACAAATCCAATAACAGGCGAATTAAACGAGCTTCGATTTCTTCATATATTTCAGATACTCGACTTGACGGATACAAGTGACCCCGCGACAAAAGCACTTTATTCTTTTAATGATATTGAGAAATGGATAAAGCTATTAAACTGTTATTGGTATATTAATTCCGATGGTGAATTTCAAATAGAGCATTTAAAATATTTTAATAATGGATTAACGTATGGTGATCAAACATACGATATAGAAATTCCAAAGTCGGATAAAATAATAAAGAAATTTTCGTATAAAAATAAATCACTTCCGAGAATTGAGAGTTTTATTGTGAACAATGTTGGTATGGATGATTTTTGGGGTGTCCCAATGGTGTATGCGTCTTCTCTTGCTAATTGGGGCGATGACAATATCATTGATTACGATTTCGATATATTTACAGATATGGCGTATGTTTTAGAACACCAAGATTCGGTTGGGAAAGATGGATTCGTGCTTGTTGCAGTAGAACTTACTGATAATGGGTTTTATGTTATATCAGATATTGGGGAAATTACGGGCATGGTTGTTTTGAATGAACCGCTTTCTGCGTCTGGCGTACAAGAGAATTACTGGAAATATGGCAGACCCCTCGATGTTGGATTTATGAATAATAAAAGCACTGTATTTGATTCAGTGGAAGGTAATTTTATACAGGATGAAATTATTACTAATTATTGTGATGAACTTGACCCGTACAAATTAGTAAAAACAGAATACGGTGAGGGGAGAATTGAAACCGCAAGTTTAACATTAAAAGACAAACAGCTTACGCTTTCTTTATCTTATCAATAATTATTTATTGTTATTGTATTGGCGTAGTAATTAATATATTTTTGCATTTATGGATATAAATTCTGGTCTTATTCTTCCTTTTCGTTTCTATGACGACATAGAAAAACAAAGCCGATATAAGGGGTGTGGGCGTTATGACGCAGACGATATTACACATTTCGAGTACCTGATAAGCTATGGTTGTCGTTTGTTGCCATTTCAGATTAAAAGGGCTTCCGACCCGTCCACGACAACGAATTTATGGATAGTAAACGTTCATACAGACGCAATAACAGACCTGACAGCTTTTGTCAGTTCTGATGATTGGATAATAGAAACTATTGGAGAATATGACTATATAACCTATTTGGGGAATAATGATATTTTGGATGGCGCGAATTGTGTTATTGACGAATGTGTTTATTATGCGAAGTTCGGTGATGGTACATATTTTTGGTATTCAGAATTATTCCAGGTAGTGCAGAGTGGCTTTGACGGAACTGACTTCAGGATTTGGAGTAAAGGTCGTGGCAACTTCCGTGAATGGGATACAGGTGAATTAAGAATTACAAAATAATATTGATATGGCTAATAAATTAATAGGCGAATTAAACTTACTTGCTTCTGGAAGTGTTGAAGGTGCTGATTGGTGTGAGATTCAAGAGGCAGACCAGAATGTAACGAAAAAGATTACGGTAACAGTTTTAAATGAACTTGAAAAGGCAGAAAGGGTGGCACAGGATAATGTGATAGAGGCTTCCGTTGGACTTAGTGCTGCTGGTGCTTATGTGCCACCTGTGGGAAGCAATTATCTTGATGCCTCTACTGACGTTATGGATGCACTTGACATTTTGGATGATGCAATAGGTTCTAATTTAGTTGTAACTGAGGCGGTAAATATCAATGCTGCAAATCTGAATAACGCTGGCGTTGCACCGTTTGAGATTATTGCTGCTCCCGGTGCTGGATATTACATAGAAGTGGTTTCTGTTTCTTGCAGCCTTGATTATGATTCGGTTGCTTTAGAATGTGGTGCGCAGAAATTTGTTTTAGAGTACGACACAGGTGCTAATCATTTTGTCGAGTGGGCGAATGCTTTCATTGAAGGTGCTGCTGACGATGTGGCGAAGGGAACGTGGACTTCTGAGGTTGATATTCCTGTGAATAAAAAGGTTCAGGCAACCTTTGACGGTGCTGCCAATCCAACAGCAGGTGACACAAGGGTAACAATCAATATTACTTATATTATTTGGGATATATAATGTACAGACCAACACACATATCCGCTTCTGACCCTACGGTTAATGACGACTATGGTGATGGATTCCGTCAAGGTAATTTTTGGTGGAACAAGGATGATAATACTTTATTCTTTTTGGAAGACCATACAACGGGTGCTGCGGCGTGGGTTGAATCCACTGGTGCTGCTATCAGCGATTGGGCTTCATGGGTTCCTGTCTTTATATGGACAGGGAATACGCCTGTGGGGATAAGTTATGTGGCGAGATATATTGTTGTCGGGAACAAGGTAAATTTTACTTTGGATGTTTCTGCTACTGCCGGCGCTGTCGGGAATCTCACAAATATGGAATGTACGCTTCCTGTAACACCCATTGATTTGGATAACTTTTTTCCTGTGACCTGCTATCATAAATACGGGGCAACATGGCAGAGGGTGAATGTTCCGTATGTTGACGGAACGCAAGCTGTTGATGCGAATAGGAAATTATATCACGGTTATTTTTCTCCGGTAGCCGTAGATGTGGCGTTCAGATTGATATTTGAAGGCTTTTACGAACAAAAAACATAAATATGTATAACCCGATAATTATAAAAACACAAGACCCTATAAATGAGTTTAACGGTATTTGGCTAAACAAGGAAAGTGGTGCTTTGTTTGTATGGGCTGATAAGCCTGTATTAATAGGCTTTGCTAAAGACGGACATTTGCTTAAAGTTGACAATTTTTCGGCTGAATTTGAATATACCGAAAAACGCAACGAACAGGAATACTCTATCACTTACGAGTACGGGAAAGTGCCGTTATTAATTTTGGCAAAGATAGAAAACTATATTTATCAGGGCAGTGACATTTCCATTAATTTAGGCGGAGAATACGGGTGTTTATCTCCGCAGGATAAGTTTGTTATCGTAGCACAAAACGGCAACGTGGAAATTGGCTCAGACCTGACAATAGAGTGCGAACCAACGGCAGGGAAAATAAGCATAGTATTAACTGTAATAAGTTATGAATAATTATATCTTAATAGAGTATTCAAATTCTGTTGACTTTGGTGATATTGTTTATCACAATACCTTTGGAAATAAGGTCTTTCTTAAAGCCGATGTTTCTAAGCCTGAATACGAATTATTGGAGGAGGGCATAGAGAACGGCGATGGTGAGTTTGAGCCTACATTTCAAAAGTGGGCGAAGAAATATTCTATCAGGTTTTATGCACAAGAATTTCAGGTGGATGCTCTTACGTTGATGGCTTTACACGACCAGATAACCATAACTTTGAAAAATGGTGAGTCTTCTAATGCCTCAGATGTAGAGGTGACGCCCAAATGGGATGCAGATATTGAGTGTTGGGCTGAAGTGACTATTAAGTTTACCACAAGTTACATCCTAAGAAAAGGGTGTGATACAAACATGGATTCGGGTTGTCAGCAATCTGTTGTTTCGGCTCTTGAATCCGGCGTTGCAGTTATACCACAGGACGCTGATGATGGTGTTGGTGGTGAGGATCATTGGGATGGCACAGACCCTGTTAGCTCCGGGACTATAATGTTTTTCTATACCGCATTGGAAGGTGGAAGCAGTGTGTACACGGGTGACCCGCTTGGGTTTTATCAATATAGCTCAACAAATGGATGGGAATTAATTGAAATAGAAAATGGTCAATTTGGCGAAACGGGATTGACAGATTGTCTATTTCTTGTTAAATCATTACCATATTATTATAAACTCCCATTTATACGTTCTGTTACTGATGATGGCGGTGGCGACTGTACAATTTCTTGTTATGGCATTGGTGTAGAAAGTGATTTTTACCAAGCACAGAAGAGTGTTCACGCTGCTGATGTATGGACTGATTTGGGTGACCCACAATTAGCATCCGTGTTTAATGATGGGTTTCAATTAAGCCCCACTGCTGGCGATTGGGACTTTCGTATAAAGTGGTACACGCACTCTTGTGAGTATGGATATAGTAACGAAGTAAATAAGGTTGTAACATAAATTTATTTATTGTTATTTTTTTGACTAACTTTTTAGTATAATATTGTATAAAATTTTTAAAATTAATTAATTATGAGTTTAAACAATCCAACTTGTCCTACTGGCTGCGATAGCTACTTAGTGGACGTTGATTTTGATTTTTGTGATCCTAACGTGTTGTTCGGTGAGATAGATCACATCTACCTGAAAGCCCGTGATGGGTCTGATCTTTTAGATTGGGAAAGTCTTGCTGTATGGAATGACCGTAAGGCTCTTGACCCGGCAACGGACACCGACGCCATCATTGATCTGGTGGTCATTGCTGACTTGCCGCCTGCCGAAACAGAAGAAATAGAAATTTCTTTGGGTCGTAAGATTCAGTCGCCCGCTTCATTTGTTATCAATTTTGAGATAGATGACGTAAGTGACGACAACTACGAACTGATGCGGTGGCTGGAATGCAACCTTGTTGTTGACTCTTGGTTTTCTGCCAACGAGGCTCTTTTTGGTGGCAACCCCGGAATCGAATGTACACTTCAGGCGAAGTATCAAATCGAAAGAGGACAAAAGTCTATTCAAAAAATTGTGGGAACAGTTAAATGGGAGAGCAAATTTTCTCCGCCACGTACTACTAACCCAATGGTTTAAAGGAGGTAAAAAATGGCTGATAACTTTATAGATTGCACAACCAACTCGTTTGGGATGCCTACTTTGCTTGCTTCATTGTTTGCAGAGGTAATGAATATAGCTCTGTTGGGAACGGGTCAGTACGCTTTTCGTGTTGTGACGAAGACCGCTGGTGACAGTGGTGTTATTGTTTGTAACACAAAAGACGACTTCGTGGAATTATTCCATCAAGCCCTTGAAATGGCTGACGACAACAAGCCCGCCTTGCGGGTAGTAATTACCGACAGGGCTAATGGTGTTTCCCTGAAAGACGTTCCAGACTGTACAGACTACGAAAGCATTGGTCTGTTTGCGAGGAACACATTTATTTATGATTCTGACGGGAATGTAGCCTTTAACCTTGCTAATATAACTTAGCTATGGCTTATGTAACTTGTGCCAACAATCTTGACGTAGAAACATTGTTGAGGATGGTTGCCGTTGACTCAGACGGCAACGCATATATTGACTGTGATAATGACGAGTTAAGCATTGAGGACTTAATCAAACTAATTATCGTGGAGGATGATGACGGTAATCCGGCTATTGCTGTATTTGTTGATAGTGCAGCCCCTATGGATTTCACCACCACTTTAAACCAAACGGCTTTTGACACTACGGGGACGTTAGTTTTAAATAATGGTTATAAGATTTTCGTTGATGGACAGTATCAGTCTTGGGGACACACACGGGCTGGGAATGTGGTAACTTTTGCTGTGCCATTTGCTATCGGACACGAAGTTTCGATACAATTATAATATAAAAAGGAAAGTTTGGTCATTTCTGATAGCCCTTGTTTGGGGCTACTTAGGTATGACAATTTTTAAATAATCAATGATATGAAAAAAATACTATTATTTTTTGTTGCGATAGCGATAGCTGTTGTAACATTCGGGCAAATAAAGTCTAATTCATGGACTATGCCAACACTTGCAACAGACTTTGCGATTGCAATACCAGCCTATTCTACGATTTCCGTTCAGAGTAACGACAATGTTTATCTTGTGACAAGCTACTATACTACCGCTCATGATATGAGTGATGTAATTACTGACGGCAACTATGTAGATTTGACTGCTGGCTACTGGACTCAATCTGGTACTGATTTGTATTATAATACTGGCAATGTCGGTATTGGAACAGCCACCCCTGCAACTGCATTGGATGTTGTTGGGAGTATAAATGCAAGCGATAATGTGACTGCTGAAGATACTATTTTTGCAAGAGAGGTAATTAAGGTAGGTAGTGACGCTGACAACCATAGCGGGAGGATAAGCTTTGAGGCAAGCAATGGACACGCAGGACTTCTATCTATAACAACAGGGGACGGATTTATAATTGAGGATTTTAGTGGCGGTATAGCACTGGCTGGCTACGTGGAGTTAAATTCAAATTTAAATGAAGCTACTGAAGTTTTTGGTACGGCATCTGGTTTTTATTCTAAAACCTACCATCCAACATCACAGGCTATTGCTGGGGGACGTTTTGTTGCCACAGGAGATGCACAGACGGAAACGGTTGTTGTTGGGACAGATACAACTCATTCAGCAGCTACGTGGTTCCCATTATCGGTATTGGTTAACGCCTCCGATCTAACCATAGCAGCTTCAACGGCTTGGAATGTAACTATCTGGGTAGTGGGAATAACGGAGGACTGCGCTAAAAAATGGTATTACAAAATTGATTGTGGGATTTCGAGGGATGCAGCGAACAACACCACTTTAGATTTTTCAACGGTAACCACTCAATTTGAGAGTGATGCTGACTTTGATTGCCGCGCGAGGGCTGACGATACAGGGGAGTTTCTGACTGTAGAGGTATCAGACGCAACCAGTGGCGGTGATGCCGTTTACTGGGTTGCGAGCTACAAATTAACTGAAGTAACACATTAAGAAAATGAAAAAACTAATCTTTATTGTGCTTTTGCTGGCAGGGATAATCAGCGCAGCGCAGGACTTGGATATATCAGATGGAAACTGGACGTTTTCGCCTGATGTAAGCGTGACAGGTGATTTGATGGTTACAGGGATAATTATAAATGGCGAGGCAGGAGGTCAGACTTATATTTCTACGCCCGGCATACAAACAATCGGAACAGGCGGAACCTTTGAAAAGCTATATGAAGGAGCAATGGCTTATACAGGCGATCACCTTAATTATTTTACCGAATCAAACGGACGACTGACATATACAGGAACCACTACGATTCATGCTACCGTAGTTTGCAATCTGACAGTTCAAAGCGGAGAAACAGCACAAGTTTTGAATTTTAGAATAGCCGAAAACGGGACACCAATCGCCGGAAGTAATCAAACTAAGACTTACACAGCCCAAACAGTTGATAGGTCGGCAGGATTGAATTGGCTTGTCGAGCTTGCCACCAACGATTACATAGAAATATACGGAACCTCTGATACAGATGCAGATGTTTTCACTGTTCAAAGTCTTTCATTATTCGTAGTTAAACATTAAAATTATGACAAATCAAGAAATAGCAAACGCAATCGTAGACCTCTCACCTGAAGACATGGATGAGGTCATGGAACTAATTTACGATCAGGTCGAAGTAGAATCTTATAACGAGGTTCTGAATATCTTAGGAATTAACGTAGATACTTGGTGTAAACGCAAGCATCCGCCAGTGGAATGAGATATATTTTAATCATATACGCTGTATTTATTTTGCTGTTTGACTTCTGGTCGAATGGCTCCCAGGTGTGGAATGTTGTTTATTTCACCACTCAGTACGTTTTCGCTGGCTCTGTGGCGTTATCTTTACTTTTAAATGGTAGATACTACCGGGTGCTTTATTTGCTCGTAGCGGCGTTCTTTTATATGATGGCAATACTTGAACTTTCGATGCTCCGGTTTGACCCACCGGATTACTTCTTTACAATAACAGACACCCAACCCCTATTATCATGTGGAATATTATTTGTAATGTTGGCGATACTATTAATCCTTTTAAAAAAATATATAAAATGATTAAGCAATTAAAAAACGGATGGCTGGTTTTGTTATTCTCTGCCATCTTAGTAGTTATTGGGAATATGGCCTTTTCGATATGGGAAACCAACAAAGAAAAACGAGAGGGGGCTGCTTCGGTTGAATATGTCGATCAGGAAAATATCGAACAGGATGAATATACGGTAAGCCAAAACGAAAAGCAAGACTGCGTAATTCTCAGGGTGCAAGCTGATCTGAAAAATAAAGTCGAGATCAGGGAATTTGAAAACCTCAAAGATGATATTGTCGAGATCCGCAAGCAAACAAATGAAATTTATAAACTATTAATTCCAAAGAAATGAAAATACTACAAATATTTTACGATCGCTCAGGGAAATTTTCACAAGGCAGAGTGTTGACGTTCATAGCTGCTATGCTTGCTTTTATGCTTATCACTGTCGCTGCGTTTAGTGATGGGGTGGCGTTTGGAGATGTCTTCTCGTCTGTTATTATTCTTTTGGGTTACTCGCTTGGACAAAAAACATTCCAGAATATGACCGAAATGGGATTAGATAAGTTGAAAAAATAACTTAGATTCATTATAAATTAAGGACAAAAAGTATCAATTCGGGGAAAATGTATTATATTTGCAGTATGTCCTTTGAAAGAATTTTTTTGCTGATAATGAATAGATGGCATGGCCGCGCGCAAGCCAGTTATTAAAAGCGTTATGTACAGGCGTTTTCAAAAACAGCAAGCCCCCATTAAAGGGTGTGGATGTACGCAAGACCGAAATCGGCGGCGTTCCCGATGGACATTATTTTAACTAAAACTTAGAACCATGAAAGCAATGAGTTTAACACTTATTTTAATCGGATTATTTTGTTTTACGTATGGCATATATGGAATTATTAACCATTATACAGTAATTGATGAGCAGGAGTGGGGTTTATATACCGTCTCACCACCGCCAGATTGGAGCAATGAAATTGTACTTGATTCTGCATCTCGCACAATGTCATCAGTATATGGGAAATACAGACTTGATTTTATAAGAACTGTTAAAATAGTAGTTATTGATTCTGATACATTTTTTAGGGAAATAGCTACGAATAAATATTATGTAAACGATACACTTGCATGGATAAATCCACAAGATGATTATTTTACAGGCATTAACTAAAAACTAAAACCCATGAAAATAATAAACTACTTATTTTTATTTGTGATCATCGGAATGATGGCATTAGCTGTTATGCGAGAATGCAGCCACAAAAAGACAAGTGCGAAACTCGAAACTTGCGAAAAGAAATACAACAATTTAGCTAACGCCAAATCTGAAACCATCATCAAATACGACACCGTTAAAATACCGTATTATATCACAAAGACAAAGTTTCATGCAGTGGATTCCGTACTTGTTTATAAAATCTTCGATCAAAGGGTCTCAGACTTCACAGGTCAGTTTGTTTTCGACACGGTAGAGGTTTATTCCAGAACCTACGAGGACACCCTTACAACGCCTGATTTTAAATTGCCTTATAAGCTAACAGTTGAAGGTTACCTGAAAAGCATACAGTTTGCGAATTACGAACTTTATACTAAATCGGAAACCATACAGCATATTGTTGAAGTTGAAAAGATCAAGGAAATAAAAAAGAATCATTTATACGGCTATCTGATGGCAGGTAACGACCTGCAAAAGTGGACAAGCTGGACAGCCATAGACGTTGGCCTGATGTTTCAAAGCCGGAGAGGATGGGGTTTATCGTTAGGTTACATGAGATATGAAGATGTTAATTTTGCAAAGGTAGGATTTATAATGCTATTGAAATAATGGGACTAAATAAATCAAAAGGCAATATGTATCCATGGATAACGGATACCTGGAACACGATTAAAGGGGCGTGTCCGCATGATTGTTCCTATTGCTATATGAAACGTTTTGGAAAACAACCGTCCGTTAGGTTTGATGAAAGTGAGCTTAAAACCGATTTGGGTTCTGATAACTTCATTTTTGTTGGGTCGAGCTGTGATATGTTTGCGGATAAAATTCCTGAGCATTGGATTTTTGATACTATTAACCATTGTGATAAATTTGAAAACAGGTATTTATTCCAAACTAAAAACCCAAAAAACATACGCAGAATAATGCCGCTTAATACAAATATTTGTGTTACCGTTGAAACAAATAGGCACTATCCTGAAATCATGCAAAACAGCCCAAAACCATTTGACCGTTTCAATGAAATGGTATTAATAAGGCAGCCACTTTATATCACAATAGAGCCTATAATGGATTTTGATTTACAGGAATTTGTTAATCTAATCGCTGGATGTTCACCCGTACAAGTAAATATCGGAGCTGATTCAGGTGGGAATAATTTACCGGAGCCATCTAAAGAAAAGATTTTGGAATTAATCAACGAGCTTGAAAGGTTTACAATAGTAAAACAGAAGAAAAATTTAAAGCGATTAATAAAGTAATTTAAGGCACTGAGCGTTCTGCTCAGTTTTTTCATGGCGCATTAATTGCGCGATTTAGGTTTTGGTTTGACAGGGGGTGTTTGGTTTCACCTCCTGTTTTTTACAGAGAAAGTTTGTATATTGAAATAATTATTGTATATTTGTATGGGGCTAATGTGGATTAATTACCCACAGACATCGGTAAGTTTGGAGCCGTTGCCCCATACTCTTCATTCCAAACATTATTAAATCCAAACAAAATGAAAACAAAAGTATGTACAAGGTGTGGGATAGAAAAGCCAGTTTCTAAGTTTTATAAAAACAGGAATACGAATGACAAATTAAATTATGAATGTGCTAATTGTTGTAGAGAAAAATTATTAAGATTTCAAAGAACCCCATGGGGGCTTGCTACAAAAATATATATACAGCAAATTGCAAATTCTAAATTACGTAATCATCCCCCGCCAACATATTCAAAAGAAAAGTTATATAATTGGATAGTATCAAAACCTCAATTTAAGAAACTATATGACAAATGGGTAAGTTCAGGATATAATAAAATGCTTATCCCCTCATGTGATAGGAGAAATGATTATAGGCCATATACATTACGTAATTTGCAATTAGTTACATTTAAGGAAAATCTTGAAAATAGTTACTCAAATATAAGAAATGGCATTAATCGAAAACAATGCAGGGCTGTTATTCAAAGAATGAAAAATGGAACATTTGTAGCAAAATATTATTCTATTAAAGAGGCAGAAAGAAAAACCGGTATATTTGAAAGTGGCATATCGTCCACTTGTAGGGGGAGGGTAAAAACAGCAGGCGGGTTTAAATGGGAGTACGCTGATTAATTTAGATTGATTTTAAATTAAGCCCAAATCCCTTATTTAGTTTGTTTCTAAACACCTTTTGATATATCTTTGTTTCATAATTAAAGCCTAAGACCATGAAAACAATTAAAATTAAAAGTACATCAGAACTTCAAGACCACTTATCAAATCTGATGCTCGGAATTGCAACCGCGATAATAGAAAAGGAAGGTGTTTACACTTGTACGATAGATGGAGTGAAAACCAAATTTGAATTAGTATAAACCTAAAATCATGGAAACAAAGGAAATATTATTAAAAGAGATTTTAAAGCTCGAGGCAATGCAATCAGATATCGGTGTAACTATTAGTAAAAAATGCAAGGAATATGCCGATAAATTTTCAGAATATAAAAAAGGAAATAAAGTAAAGGTTTATTATAAATATGATAATACGCTTGTTTGCTACGGTATTATTTCAATGGTAAAATTTTCAGGACATGGATTTGCTTATGCTGTACAACCGACAAAAAAGGACTTTTCTAAAAGCAAAAGGCATATATATGCTATCTGGATTGAGGCTTCTGGAATTTACAAATTAGAGTTACATAAAATCAAAAATCATGGAAGAAACTAAATGCGCTTTTTGCAGCGAACCCTCAACCGACATCATACAGGTAACCGATTCAGACGGCATCCAGCATCCAATGTGCCGGGAATGTTTAGAGCATCCCGATAGCGATGTGATATGCCAGTGCGGAGTTGCTGACTTTATTAAAGAAGAGGATGGTTTTGTGCGGTGTAAATACTGTAAGATATTGCTGGAAGAAAACAGTTTTTATTATATAGGCTGGAGTATGCGGAAAATGAAGGAAAATTACAAGCAAAAAATGTTGGAATACAAAGAGGATTCAGAACTTTGCGATATTATTTTTAAGCTCATCAGGGCCGAATTTGACAAGGTGGGCACTCAGATACCCTCACACCCATATCTCACCTTAGAGCTGCTTAAATTAACTCAGGCGGCTAAAAGGCTGGTTATTGGCAGGGCGATAATTGACAGGGGTAAAGTTAAGGAAATGGGAAACGATATAAATATATAAAACTATGAATATAATCAGAGATGAAGTAGCCGGCGGATTAATGATGATACCATTATTTTTACAATGGAATGTAAGTAGGTGTAATGTTGCCGGATGTAAAGAAAAGCAGACAACAATTATTACAGGAGTTCCAAATGTGCCTACGTTTGGCTTATGTGAAAAGCATTATAACGAATGTAAGGAAAGTGGTAAATTAAATTATACGTTAAACTTTGATAAAATCTAAATATGAACATCCCATCCTACATACAATATTACAAAACCCTGAAACGCAAACGCAGATTAAGGGCGCCAGAGCAGGCACGACTTGAAAGATTACAAACCTTAAATAAAAAACAATGAGTGAAATAGCGAAGTATAATGAAGTGATCGCAAGGCTCGGAAAAAAGCCAGAGAAAAAGCATATCAAAGTAAATACGCAGGCAAGGGGTGCAAAGTATATCCCCATTGGAATAATCGAGGCACAGCTTGATAATGTGTATTCTGGATTGTGGCAAATAAAAAACTTCAGATGGGAGGTAATTGTAAACGAAATAATCGGCTCACTGGAATTGCACGTATTTATTCCTGATGTGGGCTGGATTATTAGAGAGGGGGCTGGCGCTGTTCCTATTCAATTAGCCAAAGGAAGTAGCGTAACTCAGGTAGATAAGAAAATTTATAATACACTTGTTAAAGACTTCCCGCACCTTAAAAGCGAGTGCTTGAAAAACGCATCTAAATCACTTGGGGTTTTATTTGGGCGTGATCTTAATAGAAAATCAGATGACATCTACCAACCAGATTTAAACACACCAGATAATGAAATGATACTTGATTGGCAAATGGTTAAAATAGATGCACTGCTTCATAACTCAACTATTGAAACAAACATAAAAGAAGGGATAGAGGCTGAGGTTCCCAATATGACATCTAAAAGAGCAAATAATTGTATTACTTATTTAAAAGATAATCAAAAGCCAACATTAAAAGAAGACCTTGATAACAGAATTAATGAACCCGGAACTTAATAGAATAATAGAACTCCAGCCCGATGAAGTAGAACTAAAATGCTTCTGCGGGAGCCAGAGTTTCAAGCGAATTAATAACCATGTAGTGCAATGCGTCTTGTGCGGTTGTACCTTCCAAAATACGACATTATGAAAGATGAATTTATTAAATTTTTGAAGTCAAAAAGGATATTTTCTAAATTTGAGAGAAACCTTAAATCTGATAGAGATATAACATTTGATGAATATTCTGATAGTAAGAGTGAGGAGGGTGGAATTGATTTATTAATAAGTGCCTTTTATTGGGATCAGACCCCAGAAAACTATGACTTTTGGGATGAAATTGATGAAGATTGGCGCAAAATCGTAAACAACACTAAAAAATAAAGACATGAAGCTAACTTTTAAAAATTATACAGCTATATCAGATGGAGACCGTTTTGATCTTTATAAAACAAAAACAGTAACAGCCACAGAAAAAAGCAAGGAGCATAAAGCTGGGGATAAGTACGAAACAACTATATTAATAGGCTACGGCTACACATTTGAAAGCCTACTAAAGAGAATCACAGCCGACACATTGAGCGAAAAAGACACAATGACAATCGTTGAATATATTAAAGAATTTAAGGTAATCGTAAACGAAATCTCAAATACACTTAAATAATAGAAATATGAAACTAATTACAGGCAAAATAAACATGGATGCCGTTGATCAGAAACGCATCTTCAAAGGCAAAAAGGGAAACTACTTAAACATAGTTTTAATCCCAACACCAAACAGTCAATATTCCGACTACATGATTAAACAGCAAACCGAAAAGGATGAAGACAGTATTATACTTGGCAATGCCTCAGAGTTCACACCGAACCCGGAGCAAAAAGAGCCGGATGAAAAAGATGATCTGCCCTTCTAATTTATAAACAATCTAAATAACATACCATGAAAGATAAATTTAAAACCTTCCTGCGATTAGAAAACATGCTCTCCGAATTTGAGTACGATTTTAAAGAACACGGCTTCCGTGCAGACAAAACCTTTGATGAATTTTTGGATACCACCGAACCTGGAGATTATATTTCATCAGCTTTTCAATGGAATAAAACCTCCAGAAGTGAAGACAGCTACGAACAAGCCCAGAAATTCTATCTTGACCTCACCACTAAATGGTTCAGTTATATGGGAAAAACTTACACAAAAAACCTTAAACCCAAAACCTCAGACCGCCAAAAGATCCGCAAGTACATCCTGGTTTACCTGAAAGCCATCCGTAAAAATGGTAAGTTCTCAGGTACTCAATTAGCCTCTTATTGTCTGGATAAAGCAAAATGTAAGGAAAGACATACAGATACAGTCCTTCGATATTTGCGACAATTAGCAGCAGAAGGGAAAGTTAGGTATGAAGTATTGAGTAAACCGGAATCTAAATATATTAAACTTTAAAGATATGGAAAAAGAAATAATCATAACAGAATTTAGTAACGCCAATAAAAGTGGCGTCACCTTACACTTAAATAAAAAGGCAGCACTTAAAACAGGAAATATAAAAGCTGATAGATTTTGGATAAGCTGGGATAAAATCGGAGCCGCTTTATTTGATGACTATACAAAAAGAACTAATGTGGCTGATCTGGATAATTTACGGAATGATAAATAATTAAAACTAAACCCATGAAAACAACCCTACTAATTTTAGTTTTGATAATTACACTTCTAACGCCTTCAATGGTAACCTGCCAGATCACTATGGGCGTTCAGGTCGGTCACTCAGATAAGCCAATGATAGGCTTTACTATGACTGCCACGCCTGATAAGGTAGGTGTTTATTTAGCAGGGCGTTTTGAGGGAACGGACGCTTCGGGACAGGCAGGGATTACCTTTTCATTATCTACCCCCGTGATGCTTTATGCTGCCGGCTCTGGTACGTTATACGATGAGGCTGAAAACAGGGTTGGTTATGGCTGTGAATTAGGGGCTTTACTTGGCTGGAAAAGTGTCTATTTGCAGCTTGGGATAGGGACAAATGAATTTAGGACAGTCAATACCCTTGTGGGTGTTGGCGTAAAAATTAAATAAAACTTAAAGCTATGAAAAATCTACTTCTTATTTTTTTATTCATCCTGCCATTTATGGGCTGTGAAAAAGAGAGTATTAAACCAACGATAACCCCCTGCGATTCTACGTACATCATACGCTACTTTGTAAACTCAGACAGTGCTTTCATCAGGTACGGAATGAACGATGCCTGCAATAAACATTATATATCAGGCCACTTTGATACGACATTTTACAGCAACGGCAACATTGATCTTATGCTAATAGTAAGCTGCTGGCAATGGCCTATGAACGCCGGAATACTGGTCAATGATTCAGTAATTTGCAACTGCTCGAATGTAGAACTCTTTGAGTGTAATTATTATTTAAAATAAAATATAGTTATGGAAATTTACGATATTGTTAAAAAATTAATCGGTGAAATAGATCCGGTAGGTGAAACAAACACCGATGATGATAGATTTGAAAACCTAAAAGAAACTACCGAATTAGTTGATAGATTGTTAACTGATATTAATAGAGTTGAATATAAGAATAAAGATCGCGGTGAGTTTTCAATGAAAAGAGCAGGCGAATACGCTAAAAAGTTTCTGGATAAAATCGGAATTACTGAATAAATAAGTGTTAATAACTAATCCATCAATTTAGCAAAAAATGTCGTATATTGCACTTCGTAACATTAAATTGATCTAATATTGGAAAATCATATTTTAAATATCGGCAACCTTTGCAGGACTTCCTTTCCGCTGGATCGGTTTAGTGTTACACCCTGCACTGGTTGCTTCTTTTATAATGTAACACAATGAAAGATCCAGCAGTTTTATTTTACATTGATACGTGGCTTGTAAGCACAAAAGAAATGCAAGCTGATACAAGGGGATGGTATTTGAATTTAATACTTCATCAATACGATAAAGGAAATCTACCGAATGATATTGAAGAGTTAGCAAATTTAGCTGATGTGAGGGTTTCTGAATTTGAAAGATTTAAGCAAGTGTTTGAGCAAGTGCTTAAGCAAAAGTTTCCAGAAAATGAAAATGGCAGACTTGAGAATGGTAAAGCAAATGAAATTTTAAGGAAAAGAAAGCTGTTTAAAGAAAAACGTACAAAATCTGGCACACTTGGATATATAATTAAATTTTTAAAAGCTGAGTTTAAAGTAGATAATGACCAAATTGAGTTTATTAAAAAGGAAATTGATATTAATTCTATTGATATAAAAAACAAGCAAGTGCTTAAGCAAGTGCTTAAGCAAAAACTTAAGCTATATATAAATAGAAATAAAGATGAAGATGAAGAAGTAGATGAAGATGAAAATTTTGACTTCAAAAAATCATTTTTAGAAATAGGTATTGATAAGCAAATATTAAATGACTGGCTAAACGTCCGTAAAAACAAAAAAGCAACCAACAGCCTAACGGCTTTTAATAAACTAAAATCTAAAATAGAATTATCCGGCTTGTCAGCAAATGAATGTATTAAAATCGCAGCAGAAAATAGCTGGTCAGGATTTGATAGAGAATGGATAAAAACAGAATCACAGCCTAAGAAAAAAGATCGCAGCGAAAACCCACTCATATATTATACATCAATGCCTATGCCATTAGATCAGGTAACACTTGATAAAGAATTTAGAATGGATTGGCTTGATATGGACGGGCAAAAATATCCCGATTGGTTTATTAAAGAAGTTAAAGCATTAGGAAAATGGAACGAGCAAGTATAAATCTGTATAATACCGACTGCCTACCTGCCATGAAATTAATGCAGGATAATGAGTACGATTTAGCCATTATTGATCCGCCGTATGGGATAGGTATTGATGGTGATATACGCATAAGGAAACCAGACAGACCAAGTACGTGGAATAAAAAGGATAAATATATCCAAAAAAAATGGGATAATAAAATCCCAAACTCTGAATATTGGAAGGAGTTATTTAGGATAAGTAAAAACCAAATTGTTTGGGGTGGTAATTATTTTACTGAATATTTAAAACCAAGTAAGGGATGGGTGTTCTGGGATAAATTATTTGATAAAACATTTAATTTTTCTCATGGAGAATTAGCGTGGACTTCATTTGATAGGCAATTATTAAAGGTAACTAAAAGCAGTAAAGCGGAAACAAGCGGGGGAAAAGACAGAATACATCCAACACAAAAGCCAGTATATCTTTATAAATGGCTACTTAATAATTATACTAAGGATGTTATTTGTAAACAATGTGGTGGTAGTGGTGAGGTTGAAAGTTTATCTATTGATTGTGATGTTCAAACCTGTAATATATGTAGAGGTGATGGTGTTGTAAAACCTAAAATCATTGACACCCATTTAGGCTCAGGCTCAATAGCGATAGCCTGTTGGGATTTAGGATTTGATTTAACAGCATACGAGATAGATAAGGAATATTTTGATGCAGCAAGTAAAAGGTTGGATAATTATAAAAGGCAATTACAATTATTTTAATGACCGACTACGAAACAATAAAGCGCAAACACTCCCACGCCCTGCGAGGTCTAAAAGAAGTGCAGACCGACAAAGCCGGAAAAGAATTAATAAGTGAGGCTGTAAAATCTTTTAACCTGATAACAGAAATTCAGGAAAAACATATTTCGCAGATTGAACTTGATAACGAGCAGTTAATGCTTGAACTTGGCGACCAAAGGGAAATCAGAATAGAACACTCAGCACTTAAAATGGCACTTCTGAACACGGTTAAGCTTGATGAACTGGAAGAAAAATTAGTTAAAAAATAAAGCTATGGAAGAAATGAGAATATTTACTTTAGAACAATACCAACGGATGGCAATTAAGTTTAATAAAATGAATTTTCGCGATAAAATAAAAACCATAATAGACAATAAGGATATATTAACTTTAGCATCAGATCATAATTGGTGGGGAGTAAAGGTAAAAGATGAAAAAATTCAGGATCAGTTATTTGATACCGAAACAGGATTTAATATTGAAAATGAATGGCAGGCAAGCGAAATGATGGATTTAATATATTTATTAGATATTGATAATACTGACATTTAATTAAAGCTAAATCAAGTGGTTAAAGACGTCACATATTGCGATGACTGCCGCGAATCCATGATAGACGGGTTCCGGGGTGAACGTGAACGCGACATTATTTCAACTGGGTTTTCTGTAATCAACAAACATTATAACTGGTATAAAAAGGATGTAACTGTATTTGCTGGTATCGGTGGGCATGGTAAGTCAACGGTATATTTTCAATTTGCCGTGCTTTTAGCTAAATTCAACGGTACTAAGTTTGCTGTATTTTCACCCGAACAAGACCCGCCTGACTTTTTCTATGATGATTTAATACACATGCTTACCGGCCTATATCCAAATAAAAAATACATGAATGAAGATGTTTATTTCGCTGCGATGAAATGGGTAAATAAGCATTTTTTCTATGTCTACCCACAAGACGCAAGTCCTTCACCTGATTATATTAATGACCGTTTTGAGTTGCTGATAAAAGACGCAGGCGTGCAAGGTGTTTGTATTGACCCGTTCGATCAGCTTGAAAATAACTGGGAGGCAACCCAGGGCAGGGATGATCGCTATGTTAGTATGTTTTTAAAGACCTGTAAGCGATTTGCGATAAGAAACGATATATATTATGATATAATTACTCATACCAATTCTACGGTAACCACAAACGATTTAGGCGACTTTAATATGCCTAACGTGGGACATATCGCAGGGGGTGTAAAATGGAATAACAACGCAGATAATATCATATTCACCCATAGACCATATTCTGAAAGCGATCCTGAAAACAATGAGATTATTTTAAAGTTTGCAAAGATTAAAAAACAGAAAATAGTTGGGGTGCGTGGTGAAGTAACCCTGAATTTTAACCGCCAACGAAACAGATATTTTGATGCAAAAGGAACGCCGTTTGATGAAGATTACGGGCAGGGTTCTGCTGATATTGATGAATTATTTACAAACGATAATCCATTTTAGTATGATTAAATTTACATATTTATCACAAGGGCCTAGAAAATATACATTTGAAATGCCTAAATTAAAACAATGGACTGAGATAAATTGTGTTGGCAGTGTATTAAATTTGTTTGCAGGGAAAACGTTATTAAGTGTTAATGAAACACGTGTTGACCTAAATAAAGAAATGCCAGCTGATCATCATATGGATGCTTATGAGTTTGTTAAAATGGCAAAAGAAAATGGGTGGGAATATAACACTATTGTATTTGACCCGCCGTATAATTTAAGGAAAAGCAGAGAAAAATATATGGGAATTTATACATCTGAACTAAGAAAAATAAAGACACTATTGCCGGATATTTTAATAGAAGGTGGAATTATTATCAGTTACGGATATGATACAACGGGAATGGGTAAAAAGAGGGGTTTTGAAAAGATAGGAATATGTATTGTAAATCATGCGGGTGATCATAATGATACACTTTGTTTAATTGAAAGGAAAATACAGCAACAATTTAATTTTATTAAGTCTTAAAATGGGATGAAATTAACTAAAGTAGAAAATATAAACGAAATAAAGATCGGTAAAATATTCTTTGTCGGGTTTTCGAGAAAAACAAAAGTAGAAGTTATTAGTAAACCACAATCTGAAAGGTCATCTTATAAATTTTATTGGGAATTTATAATATCTGAAGGTATTTGTTATAAAGAAGAAAATAAGTAATAAAAAACTTGCATATTAACAAATCATTTTGTATATTGCAGACGTAAATTCAAGCAATAATGATTCACAACGAAATAAATCCAGCTATGAATTTCACTACCGAAAGGAGTGATGCGGTTATTATTGCACCGTTTTACAATTCTACGGCTGGTTTTTTATTTATGAAGAAATGTACACAAT